GTGTAATGGTACGGCTAGAACTAAGTATGCTCATAGTACCATCGGAGATGCTCGTATACACTATGATAGCCGTACGCAGACTCACATCCAAAAACTTAAAAATACATTACGTTGCGCTGAGTATAACCTAATACTACACCGAGACCCGTCGCTGGAGGCTTTCAAGTTATTCGAAATCGGTGGCCGTGAATATTGACTTCAGTAGCTTGAAAACACCTCGAGCGAAATGGTATAAGCGCTGGTATAAAACTATAAAACACCGTTTACAGCTATGGCTTAATCCCTGTTATGGGATTATATGCGAACCCGAGTATACCAATACATCCCATTTAGATGGGCCTTACTCGATAATGATGGAAGCCGACGTTACATGCAAGAAATGCGGAAAGAAAGGAATTTATAATTGTGGACAAACTCAAACTGATGAATAGAATTTATTACCCTGTGCCTGATTTTTATCGTGAATGGCTGAAAGACAATCCTAAGATTTGTTTCGTGCATGATGGACGCCACAACGATAGGGAGGCTACGTTATTTGGTACTAATAGCATATTAGTATTCGAAGCTAGCCTGGCTAATTCGTGTAGCCATTTCTATTTGGATGAATGGACACGGTTAATGCCAGATAGCGAATTGCCTGATCACTTGGAGCCTTTCTTTGATCTCGACGAGCTTCTTTCCTACAAGCTATACTATATAGCAAGTACAGAGCAATGTGATGCACTCAAAAAGAAGTACGGGCTGGAAGTAAATCACATTCGCAATATGCACATAATGTATTGCGATTGCCCTACCGAAATAGTTAATGAACCTGGCTACTACTATGTAGACTCTGATTGCTCTGGTGTTAGCTTGCTAGATATGATCATAACCATAAGCAAGAGCCCTTTGGTTAAGCCTATACAGACAACATTAGCATTGGAGCAAATACTTGTTAAATATATCGATGTCTGCATAGATGCTAAGCAATTAGGACAACGAATAGCTCCAGGTAAGCTTATACCAAATCGCACATTACTCTCAAAAGGCTATTGCTTTTTTCTGGATTATCCCAGCACTTTAAGCACTGTAAAACTTATAGAACATGGATTCGCTGAAACCGAAGCTGAACGGGCTAGCTCATTACCAGGGTTACCTGCGGCAATTACTGACGGCTTTGAGGTCGAGAATGAGCTACGAGCTCTCGCTGCTAGGAGCTATATGCTCAGCTATCGTCAATGGAAGAAAATCAGGGAGTTTATACGTACCGGACTCTACTCCTAGCTTGCTTGATTGGAGCTACTATACAGTACTATTTTTGTATTTAATATTCATCTACTATAACTCAACTAACTAATGGCTGCTGTTTATTCTACTTTCTCGCATTTTCGCACATGGCTAGAGGGCTATAAGCCCGAGCTAATGCGTAAACAAGGCTATTTTACTCACGAAGGCGCCAAACGCCGCTATCTCACCAGATCGTTCACAGATGAGCAATGGCTGGAGATAACACAGAAGTACGCCTCCCAACCATGTCATGTGCGTATGTTACCGGATAACACTATTTCCGTGCTATTTTATGATGAGGCCGGCAAAGGAGTGAATTACGTGCTCAAAGTTAATATAGATGACCCACAATTCCAGCAACTAGTGAAACTACCGACTAAAAAGCACTTGTACATAACTACTAGCGAGAATAAGAAATTCGCTACTAGTGACGACTCCGAGGCGCGTGAGCTACTGGAAGATTTAGCCGGTAAAGCCCGTACTACACCAGGGTTTCGCTTTACAGTGCAAGCTTTGGATATTCCAGAGGAGTTTAAGCAATATCTATGAGAACTCTATTTATCTTATTAGTGGCACTGCAAGCGCAGTGCCACACTCCAGTATGGACGCTAGACATTGCTCCTATCTTATATCGGCACTGTACTTCCTGCCATAATGATAATGGCATAGCACCATTCTCGCTGGTAACATACGAAGAAACATACGTTAACCGCTATAGTATAGCCTATTCTACGAAGAATTTGCGTATGCCGCCCTGGCCAGCTGACCCAAGCTACTCTCACTTTCAGAATGAGCGTTTGATGACTGCCGACGAAATTCACTTAATAGAGGAATGGGTACGTAGTTCAGCTCCCTACGGTAGGCCACAAGATACACCTATACCACCAGTCTATACTAATGAATTCTGGCCCCATGACTTAGAAATAGCTATACCAGAATATACAGTGCCTAATAATGGCGATGTCTATCGATGCTTCCCGTTGCCTACTGGATTATCATTAGATCAATTTATAACTAGCTTCAAATGTATTCCGGGAAACAAAAACATAGTGCATCATATATTGGTATATGCTGATACTTCTAATATCCCCTATAAGCTAGATGCTTTAGATAAAGAGCTGGGTTACACAAGCTACTGGGGAGTAGGTTCAGCTAGTGCAAAGCAAATAGGCGCTTGGGTTCCTGGGTCTGATCCTACCATTTACCCGAAGGGTATGGGGCAATTTCTAGCAAAAGCAGCTACAATAATTATACAGGTGCATTATGCACCGGGTTCAATGGGACAAAAAGATCAAACTAGTTTCTTAGCTAGATTAAGCTCAAGCAAATTACGCGAACTGAAAACGGAGCCATTGCTAAACCATTTCGCTACTGGTTTGTTTATACCAGCTAATAAAACTACTATTTTTAGTGCGGAATCGAGTATAGTTAAAAAGTTAACTATGATTTCGGTCATGCCCCACATGCATTCTGTGGGCAAGAGTGTTAAAGTGTGGAAACTTAACACTGCTAAAGATACTACTAGAATTATCAGGATCAACAACTGGAATTTCCATTGGCAATTGGGTTATGAATTACCTACGCCTTTAATAGCTAATGTTGGGGATGTATTACAAGCTGAAGCTACATACGATAACTACACCAATCGTAATATTCGTGACGGTGCTAGTAGCTCGGACGAAATGATGTTAGTGTACTTTACCTTCACTGAATATAAGTTAGGTGACGAATTGCTTGACTTAGCTAATGGGGTTAAAACTAGTAGTACGGAGTTGCCTAAGCTAAAGCTGGTAGGCTATCCAAATCCTGCTAGGGATCGATTCAATTTACCTATAGAAGGTTTAGTATGTATATACGATACAGCAGGGCGAGTAGTGAAGAGCTTAACTGCTGCACGGACTATAGATATATCCGATTTATCAGCTGGGGTATATTTTGTAACCGTTATGGCGAAATCGGAATATGGTTATACTAAACTAATTAAACTATGAAAACAACACCATACGCTATAGGTTTAATCTACAACGACACAGGTACTAGAATAGGTTTATTCGAATTCGCCGATAGCCTGTGGCCTTGTTTAGTAGATATGCGAAAGGATGTATACCTAGCTAAACGGTTTAAAGAAACGACAGAGAAGTTATTCGAACAAAAGATCGAATGGGAGAATGTTAAACCATTAGAACTTAACTTACCTATGCTTGAGGGTTATTGCTCGTTTCAGCTATTTCGTACTTTCGAACCGGGTTTGATATATGCTTGTTCTAGTATCATGCGTATAACTGACTATACTAATAAGCATTTTGCTAAATTAGTTGTGGAATGCAGTGACAGAGATAAACTACCGTATAAGAATGTGGCTATATAAAAATTCATTGGATTATTTGGAATTATCCAAAAATATCCTTATCTTGAAGAAAATCAGGGATTTATGATAAAAAACTATTACATTATTAGTTCCACTCGGAACTTCAAGCTCATAGTTAATAAAATAGCTAAGAAGCTAACAGCTACAGCTAGGTTCTATCCTCAACGTGCTTTTATAGGCACTGCATTCGAATTCCTGCATGTCACTAATAAAGATGAGTTCTATTTCTTAGGCATAGAAGCTGCTATCATGTTGCCGGAGTCGGCTACACCTGAGGCGGCTATGCTAGCTTCCAGGCTAAGCTCAAGGATGCGTATTTATTCATCTATTGATGATTTCGTGAGCCATATATTCCCACCAAGGCACCTAGCTGGATTTATCTTCAACAAAGAGCTCAAGTCGATATTTATGTGGCCTGGAGCTGATAACTTCATGCCACTTATAGGCAATTATACGCACGAGCTATCAAAACCAACTTTCAATGAAATGGCGAAGGCTAGCTTCACATTAGCTCAATTACATTGGCAACTGCTGGCTATACGCCCTCCTGTCGAAGACTTATGGTCAACCAGCCATTATCATGTTGCTTATGCTACCACGGAAGCTACTGCGTTACCTGGAGCTATGGCTATTCCTTACGAATATTATGAGGATATGCCCGATGCCAGTTTCAAGTGGGCTTTGGATATATCCGAAATAGTCGAAATACTCGAAAGGGAACAACGTTCGATAGCTAAGGCTTGGGTAGACGAGGCTAATTACATAAGTACTGAAGCTTATCAGGAGCTACTAAAACGTAGGAAAAATGCATAATCTAGTCATAGCTACATACGATCGGCCTTTCATAATCGGCTACAAGATTGACCTCGAAGAGCTTCTGCAAGAAAAGGCTATACAGGTCAAGCGATCTTATCCATGTATGGAATTCAAGAAAGCGGGCCTGATGGTACATTGTCTACGCCAGGGTGGTTATGCTCATGGTCATTCGATGGACAATGTGTCTTATTACATAGACCCTAGCTTCTTAGAAACTAACCGTAACGATGTTTATAGCCTAAAAGACTTCCTAACCACTCGCTATAATGCTGCTGAGTATTTTGATTTAAGCTCTTATGCCTATAGCCTATTCAAAGCGCCATGCTTGACGGCTATGTATTTCATTATATCGGGGGACAGGCGCAATAGAAAAATACTACTTCACGAAACTGAGAATGGTCTTTCAGCTCCACATGTGATACTACCAGATAATACGCCATATTCAGAATTGAGCAATGCTATGAATAGTGCGCTACAAGCTAGAGTCGAAGCTAGTACATGGGAATTCTTTTCCCTATTACACGTGGATGACATAGATGTAATCGTAATGCGCACTTTCGATAATCGCATACTTGCAAATACTCAAGAAGTAACGGCTATGAGCGTGACTAGTGGCTTCATGTCACGCAGTTATTTATATGCACTTACTAAAAGCTACTAATATGCCACTCATAACTGTAAACGGCCTAACAGCTGACCAATTTCGAATCATTAATACCAAACTAAATACTATCATGGACAATCAAGCGAAGTTCCAAGCCCTTATTGAGGCGCAGTCCGCTTATTACGAGAACCTCAAAGCCGACATCGAACGTCAGAATGCTTTGATCGAAGCCCAAAAAGCTGAAATCACTACTCTGCGTAACGCTGTAGCTGAAGGCGGTCTCTCAGCCTTGCAGGAAGGTCAGGCATTGGATATTCTTACTAATCAGGTAAACCTGCTTGGTGAGCTTTCCCGTGTAGTGCCAGAACCTCCAGCCGTTCCAGAAGAACCAACCGAAGACGACACCGAAGACGACACCGAAGGCGAAACTCAGGGCTAAATCCTGTAAGGGAGTCAGAACATAGGCTCCCTTACACTAAAATCAAGCAAAATGGCAGAATGTACTTTTAAAAGTGATGCTGAATTGGAAGAGCTACTAGATAATCTTAGACAGTGCCCTAAGATCGAACGGGTAGACGATAAGTTCATTGAGATAGTATATCCTGACGGTAGCCGTAAGCTAGTAGAGTTGGAATTTGTTAAAGCACCATTCAAGGAACCAGAGCTAATACCTATGGCATTATACGATCTAGGCTCAAGAGCAGCTACAACTGGGCGAGCTATGCAATTATTAGCTAATCTATTAAACAGGGAATAATGGAGAATCTATACACCCAAGATTGCATTCGTACTTTCACTGGCAAATACATAAATGTATTCGAACCAGACCCCGAACTAATCGACATCGAAGACATCGCGCATGCGCTAAGCCACCAATGCCGATTTGGGGGTCATTTGAGACACTTTTATTCAGTAGCTCAACATTCAATAGTTTGCTGCAGGCAGGCTCAAGAAGGACACCAGTTAGCTGCACTTCTACACGATGCGAGTGAAGCTTATTTGTTAGATATACCTAGTCCCATAAAGAAGAGACTACCCGATTATCAAGCAATAGAGGCTCGCTTGCAGGAGGCTATAGAAGCTAAATTCGGCTTCACTGTCGAAAACCATGTAAAGATGATCGATGCTTTAGTACTAGTTCATGAATACGAAGCTCTAGTACTACGTAACCCAGACTATGAACATAAGCTACTTACTAGAGACATCAGAGGCTTAATACTGACACCGGAAGAGGCTAAAGAAGATTTCTTGATACATTTCAATGAATACTATCGTTAAGCTACACACTATGGAAAATATCGACGAACATATCAATGACCATGAGCTACCATTCCCAAGCTATTCCAGCTATGGTAACTATAAAGGCTCATTCAGAGATTTCCCCAAAGTAGTTACTCAAATCCAGCTCCTTATTCGTTTCGATGGGAAATTATATGGAATCAATCCCCAATACCCTCACTTAACCAACCCGGACTCTGCGCATATCCCATTTACTATACAGTGCAGTCTTGCACAAGCCCTAAGCGTAAATATACCTGCGCAGTATCATCCAAACAAGCTCATAGCGACGATAATCACAAGTAGCAAAATAATGCTATATACTAGGATGTTTTACATCCACGAAGGTATCGTACCCGAAGGTTGGGGAGAATACACAGGGGAATATGCTACAATCCTTGAACTACACAAACATTACGGAATTCCATTAATCATAAGCAATGCTGACACATTCTATACTAATAATCCATAACGAAGGCTGGGTAGCCATGCTATCCAATGGCCCTAGAGGCTACGGACTACCACTAGCGCTACAACGTGCCGACATCGGCGAAGAATACCCAGAGCGTGTACAATTCGGTGTGCTTAAAGCCTCGAAATACGAGGTTAATATGTATTGTGTAGAAGCCAAGATACCAGAAGGCTACAAGAAGTTCGCCATAAGCCATCCTTTCCAATTCTGGGGTATTTATCTAAAGGCTTTTGAGCTATACTTGAAAGACCGAGAGTTTGTTACTATTACCCGACTAGAAGAGCCTTTACATGACTTTAGTGAACATGATATAAGCATAGGAGGTATTGTCAAGCAATTGGATAAAGGTACTCACACTGGGTAGAAAGTAGCGAAGTGGCTGGGAGGGTAGAAGAGGTAGGAGGGCTAGAAAACTCGGAGAAACTGGGAGTGCTGATTGCTGAGCAGAAAAATATAAACTCCCTATAAAGCATAGCAAAAGCCCATAGCCCTTAAAGCTACAGGCCTTTGTTTAACGAATCCGCTCCCGCTCTCCGTCTTTCACTGCCCAGATTTCCATTCGGTAGCCCAAAGCCTCAATGACTGCTTCGGCGTTCTTAATGCTCAAGCTACCCTCTTCGAAACCTTTCTCACGAGCTTGTAGGGCTGAAATTTTCATTCCACAGAGAGCTGCTACTTGAGCTAAGGTTAATTGCAATTTATTCCTTAAATTTCCCATAATTCGATTTTCCGAAAATTATAATAATTATCTGAATAATCCAAGGATTGAAAGGAATTTATTTTCAATCAGGCTCTATCTAGGTTCGACCAGGCTTAAACTTCTACCCTGGGCATGATAGAAGATATGGAAAGGAAATTTTTATTCATCTTTTCTTTGATTATTCGGAAATTATTTTTATCTTTGGAGATCATCAAAATCAAAGGAAAATGAGCCATCACAAGCAAGAGTTAATCGAAGAAACCAGCAACAAGCTTAATGCTTGGAATTCCCAGCTTTCTAAAGCTCTAACATTTGATCCAGTAGCCGAGAAACTCAAACTGGAAATTCTGAAAAGGGCTTTACAAATGCGCGAAGAGTCTATTAAGCACTTTGCTACGGTAGCTACCAGCTTCACTATCCAGCGATTTCTGATCAACGACATCTTTTTCATGGCTCATGCTAAGCAAATGGGCTACACATTCGAAGCTTTCGAGGAAACAATGGACTCAGTAGACCCCGAAACCGGCTCCGTGGTGACTGACGAGGGAGTTCTGGTTCGTTGTTTAGAGACTACTGAGGAAGTTTGGATGTCTAAAACGACCGGGAAGTCCGTGATGACCAAGTTTTTCAAAAAATAATCGGAAAAAGTCCAGTCATTTCGTCGAAAATGAGGATTTCTCCCCGATGGGATAAAGAGAAAATATGACCAGCACCTTACTTGCACTCAAATCCTTGCTCATAGCCGAGGGCTTTAGAGTAAATTTATTCACTCTAGCTAACGGGCTTTACATCCCACACGAGCCTATGGAGTTCGTACCTGCGCGATGCTGGGACTCAGATTGCTTGATAGCAATACAAGCTATCAGTGGAAGGCGCATAGACGTAGGCATGAGGGGCGATACGCTGATAGCTGTACTTGATGCTGAAATACCGCATAGCTATGGTTCTGAGTATCCGCTTAATCATATAACTGACATCGAAGCTTGTCTTGAGGGTCGATGGCGAAATGCTTTGTCATGAAAGAGTTCTTAGCACGCTATTTTTCACCTACAAAGCTATATATCGATGTCGATAGCTTCGTTTCATGTGATGAAGACGAGCATCGTCTGATGGAACAAGCCATGGCCGAGGGCTTTGTAGATGGCACCATGAATGGGCTTAAGCTAACTGCTAAAGGCCTTGATTTATTCACACCTCAACCAATTCCAATGGAATACTATGTACTCAAAGTAGGCGATAACTATGTCACTATAGGTGGCATGACCACTCGATTTCAAACACTCGCGAAGACTTTCATAAGCGAAGTAGCGGCTAGTCAATGGGCTACTCGTAAAGCTGCCGGGCTTGCTTGGAGCGTTGAAAAACTGACAGCATGAAGATTATAATTACGCTCGAAGAGCAACTAGGTGCTAACCAAGGCGAAGTCAGTAGCCAAGTTACTGATGCGATCTGGTCGATGCTGGAGCAACCACACATACAAGCCTTGACTATGGACATTGCTGTGGATGTAGAGCTTGAGGATAATCCCAATTTTTACCACAAGAATAAAGAGTTCCGCGAGCTACTAGATAAAGGAGTCGAGAAGACCGAAGCTAATTCTTGTCAACTTCGTTTTATTGCTGGAGATTGGGTAATTAGTACATTAGATAGCGATTATTGCTACAAGGGAATAGATGCTGTACTTAAGCATATCAACCATAAACAGCTCTATATAACCAACGAAACTATCATTACAGAGGAATATGCCAAAAGGCTTTGGTATAAAATATAAGGTTACAATTAGGAAGGGCCTGGCTTCGTGGGTTGGGCTCTATTTTTATTTCTCCTTATTATAGGAATATTCAGAATTTCTCATTATCTTTGGAAATCATCATCAAAAATCAAAGAAAATGGATTTCAACAGCTTAACTAAGACATCACAGGTAGCTACACTGATCTTTCTCCTATATCATAATAGGATTGAATTTCAGGAAACTTCAAAGATCGCTACTACTCTTGAACACTTCTATGAGGATCAGGAACTCGAAGGATGGGAAGCTTGGATGTACGACATCGACTTCCTACAAGCTTTAATCGACTCCTATGAATTCGTACTTGGAGACTGCATCATCGGCTTACCCACTTATATCCAAGAGCTAAAGGCTGGGACTGCTGATAAGACTGATCGATACTGGCTACTCTAAAAGAATTTCCGAATATTTCAACTAATCTTGGAATATTCGGAAATTCTTTTTATCTTTGATTCATCATCAAATCAGAAAGAAATGAAGAATTTTGATCAACTTATGGAAGAACTCGTACACAAATTCGATGTCGAGAATATTCCCAACCAAGTTAAGGTAGCCTTACTCAAAGTAATGGCTCCAGGTATCATAAGCGACATTCAGGAGATTTTCGAGAACTACGACGAAGATCGTGCCGATAAGCTGGAGAAGCTACTGGATACCACATTTTGTATGGATGATAAAGCCTACGCAGCCTACGATCAGGAATTCGACATTAAAGAATGGCTTGATAAAGCGGAAGGGCCTCCAGCGATGGGCTCTATGGAGCTACTACAGGCTTACAGTCAGGCTATATTTTCAGAGGATAACCTAAAGCTACTACAATGAGATTCGTACTTGAAATCGATGCAGCTGAATTCCTAGAGGACTCGCCCTATATGCTCCAAGAGTTACTACGGAGCGCTATCAGCCAAGTGCTACAGCATCATCCATATAACGTGGATGTAAATGGTTACGAATTCGAGCTGGAAGATGACGATGAACAGCTACTAGCGAAAGCTCATAACGAGGCTATGTTCGACCAGGCTACTGCTAATGATGAAGAAGCCCTTGTCTATCGTGAAATGATGGAGGATGAAGCACGACATGTAGCTATGAATGAAGACCCGCGCGATGGCTGGAATAGTGACTACCTAGAGCCGTGCGAATCCTGTGGATTTGAATTCGATGCTGGAACCAATGATTGCCCAAATTGCCAACACTTAAGAGCATGAATATCAACGTAGACACATCCCGCCTAAAGCAAGAACAAATCGACGAGCTAGTAGCGAAAGCTAAGGCACTCTTTGACGATGCTCGGGCAGCTATACCCAATTTTAATCAGCTACTACTGAAGGCTATAGACAATAGCCGTGAGTATGAGTTACAACGATTGAGTACCGATAAGCAGATGGAAACTAGGGAGCTTTACTTGATCAACCAGATAAAGGAAGCGATTAAAGCCCATTTAGTAACTGTAGACCTAGCCAAAATGGCTCTGGAGATTGTAGAACAACACACAGCTGCGCGTTCATGGCTAGACGGAGCTACTGAAGACGATGAACCTACGGCTTATGAGGCGCTAGACGAAGCTATATTTCAACTTTTTGATTAATTGATGATGATTGTCGGGCTATCCAACTGGGTAGCCCATTTTTATTTCAGAATATTTTCTATTTTTCTTGATATATTCGGAAATTATTCTTATCTTTGAGAATCATCAAATCAAAAAGAAATGAAAAAAGTGTTATTTTGCATCAGCTTCGGGGACTCCGATGACATCGAAATCGAGCAATGGATGACTATCGATAAGCTCCCGACGATAGGCCAGCTACTTTGGCTACAAGAAAGCGACGATCAGACTAGAACCGAGACTGATTACGTTGATGTGTACTTAGAGCGACCTTCCGATAAAGCTTATTCGGTAGTGATATTTGAAGCAATTGAGCTAGATGAGCAATATCATATGAGAGTCATCTACCCCAATGTAGCTCACAACTTAGTGTTCGCTTATCCCGATGATTGCCCAGCTTATCGGCTTCGTTATGCTAGGGAGCCCAAAGTAGGGGATACATTGGATTGGGGTATATATGAGTACACAGTAACTAGCGTCAAGGACTTGGGTAATACCCTATACCAGATCACGACTAAACGATTAGGCTAATGGCTTTATGTGTAAACTGTGAAGAGAATGAAGAGGGCAAGGCTAAGACCTGCCCTCTCAACGGCAGGACCTGCAAATGTTGTCCTACTTGTAGACAGGAGTGTGAGGATGACGCTGAAATTTCAAAAGAAATCAAAGAACTGGCTAAAGAACCAGACTAACAACAAAACATCATGGCAACTAAAATCATAACGATCGAGCTAGAAGTCGACCAACTTACTGATGACATACTACTAGCTGAATTCAATAAGCTAGGTGGTAAGGGTTTCGCGCTCAAAGGAGTAACATTAGGTATGAATTCCACTGTGCTCAAGCTCAGTAGTCTCATAATCCAGGGCTTAGAAGCTTGCCAGGACGATGAGCTAGAGCTCAAGGGGCACGGGACATTGGAATTCATGTCCAGAATGTACTGCGCTAACGAAGACCCAGAGCTTTATGCTGAATGGGCAGATACGGTATTGTTCGGAGAGCTACTAGCTTCACTCACTGATGACCTTCGAATGAGCTTAAGCCTGTAGCAAAGAACTACCAGCGAAACCTGTAGCGAAACCCTATGGTCGATAAGGCTATAGGGTTTTGTCCATTGAAGGTGGCAGAAAGGCTGGCTACTACTATACTTCTACTATAACTACGGATGAACTGAGTGAGATAGGCTGGTGAGTAGGGCTGGACTTGTTGAAAAGCTATGTTCTGAAAAGTTTGAGATGACTGAACTTTCAGAAATGTTTGAAAGTACCAAATTCAACAAATTGTTTTATGTTTAAACATCTAACTATTTAAACAAATTGTTTTATGTTTTTCCCGATCTTGGAAAGGGAAAATAAGTCTCGACCACAGGGGAAATAAGATCGACCACGAGACTATTTATCCCTTCTATATAATAGGATAAAGATAGGGGAAAAGGATTGATCTTTTCTAAGGATGTTCGGAAAAATTAATTTTTATTTTATTTCATTGAAAACCAATCGATTAGAAAATAAATTGAAAAAAGATAAAAAATTTATCCGATTTTATTAGGAAATCTAAATCATTATTTCTATCTTTGAATCATCGAAGGAAGGAAAGGGAAAACGATCCCCTCCAAATCAACCGGAAAAAAAATAAAAAAAATTTCCGATAAAATTTGGAATCTTCAAAAATCCTCCTTATCTTTGATTTATCAAATCATCATCAAAAACAATCAAGATGAAAAAGTCAATCAAAAACGCAGAAGCAATCGTTGAAACTTCAACCAACCTTGAGATCGCTCAAGAAAACCCAATGGTAGACGCCATCGTCAAAGAAATGACCGAGGCTACTCCCAAGGCTCCAATCAGACGCTCCTACAACCACCCACCATTCAAGTCTGAGCTCTTCCATGACCTTTCGACTGTAAATTTCCCCCTACAATGGACGAATCCAGCCAACGATGAGGTGATCACGTATGAGAACAAATTCGGCTCGATGAAAAGGGGCGACATGATTTCCTTCGAGCTCAACCCGAATAACGTGAACACGATGGGAGTCGGGAAAGTCCTGGGCTTCAAAATCCAGACCAATGGGTTCTGGATTCGGTATGAGGCTTTCAACAAGAAGCCCTACTGGAAGAACCTGAATTTGTTCCTGGCTCAGGCTACCGAAGAGCAGGTCGAACAATTCAACCAGGCCCGGACGGAGTTCTTCAAGGCTCAAGAAGATGCTAAGGCAATGAGCCCAGGTGGCCATGTACACCAGAACTAATAAATAGGACTTTTGGGTTGGACTTTCTTCGACCCAAAAGTCTTGATTAATTGGACGGGAGTGCTTAGGGACTCTCGCCCTTTTTTGTCCCTGCTGGTGATTCATGCACACGCACAATTTTTAGCCCTCCTATAGCGGCCATCTTATTTGCATACACGGGCTTCTATAGCGGAGTGGCTTCATCAATAAATTTACTATCATGCTACACATTACACCTGAGATTGAGGAAGCCTATAAAGCCTGCGCTACACCAATGCCATTGGAAGAACTGGTTATAAAGTCATTAAAACAACAAGTGACTTTATTATACGGGCCAGGGCCTAGACGACTTAAGCTGCTAAAAGTTTTAGGATTCGTTGACGGGACTGGTTCCTTATTAACTACCGCAGGATTGAATTACTTATTAAATCACTGACCATGTTCAAACCACAAAACCTTGACTTCAACGACGGCTTAGCTGGAGCTTATACGGAAATTCCGAATCAGGGCGAAATGCTCAAAATTTTCAAATTCCGTGTTAACTACGAGCTAGACATCTTCAATCTCAATAGCCATGAAGAAGCAATTGGCTCTTTGGTACGAAAACTGCAAAAAGACATCGAAGCGCTACGCGCACATCTTGGAGAAGTTCAACTACCTAAAAGTACAGGTATCGATAACCTGATTGCTCAGCTACAGGACTTGCAAAAAGCAGGCTACACCGATGTCTATGCCTACAAACCGTATCCTTCATGCGACTATGAGCTAATCAACGTGAAACTGATGGAAATGGAAGTCGACGCAGAGCACCAGCACGACAACCCTGACAAAACATTACCTGACACAATAATCATTTGGGACAATGAGTAATATTTCAGCTTTCGATGCTTTTATGGAAAAAGCAGTTAATCATATTCCATCAGAACGCTTCCGCTTCATCTATTCTTTTGAGCACCCATTAGTAGGCGAAGCCTCGAAGCCCAGTCGTATGATATGGTTTGAGCTGACTTTGCCCGAAGTCTATACCGATCGCTATCGCAGGCTCATGAGCCTATTATTACGCAAATGGGTGAAGCACCACAACCATGAATGGAGTTATACTAATGGAGTACATTATTTCACATTAACAGTGAGCGAAGGACCTGCTAAATTGACCATGCTCGGGCAACCAGTTGAAACACCATTCGTTAACAAAGTGCTAAATTTATTACAATGAAATACCGAGTAAAAACCACCAAAGGTCGTAAGCAATGGATTTACCTTTTAATAAAAATGCTATGATCGAACGACGTATACCACTCTATACTATTAAGGTGGGCATCATCACAGTACACATTATACAAGTAACTTTGGATGAATGGCCGGCCCGCTACGAGGGCTCAATGTATATCACTACCACATCCGACATAGGTACGTTGGTAGTACATAACGAAGTATTCGTGAAATCATTCGCCTTCGTAGTTAGCGATTTCCATTACTTCGATGGTCATGGTATCACAGAGAGCTTACGTCAGCGTATATTGAGTGAAATCGGTACAACTTGGTCACTCGATAAAATTAAACGATGAAACTACCATACATGCACACTCCTTGCGTTGACTGCCCTTTCAGAAAAGACACACTGAAAGGCTGGTTAGGCGAGAACCGAATGACCGAGATACTCGATGCCACTACATTTCCGTGCCATAAAACAAAGGGCGATAGGAAACAATGTGCAGGGCACATGTTACTTAAAGGCCATGAAAACGAATTCGTAGCGATGGCTGGCTTGATGAAAATAGAACTGGACTTGAAAGGCAGAGAATTAGTATTTGATAACGAGCAGGATTGCATAAACCATCACAAACATGGCTGATTTCGTAGAACTTGAATGCGGGCTTAGGGCTGAGACATGGTCGACAAAGTCTAAAGCTTACACCGAGGTATCACTCATAAACCTATTCGATGGCTCGGATGCTGATTTGGCTACATATGCTAAATTGCTTACATGGCTGATCGAACAAGGTTACACTAACTCTGGCATGTCCAGAGTTGAAGGATATTACGGCGAGACCGAGGATGTAAAGTTATTGTGCGTAAAACCTAAACAATGAGAGTAACACACGACATCGACAAATTGATCGAAATGCTACAGCAACTACAAGCCGATGGCTACACGCAAGTAGCTGCCTATGATGACCTCGGCTATGTGTGTCCAGTAGAACTTGAGCTAGGGCATCTGACAGAACGTGAAATGGAAGAGAACCAGGCTATAAAGGATCGGCAAATAGTCATTATAAACCCTTACGATGAAAATTGAGATAGACACCGAAAAGCTAAAAACTAGAATAGCTGATCTCGAAGCTGCGCTAAGGGAGTTACGCAATAAACGAACTGCTGCTACAGCTGAGCCTATACCGGATTTTAGCGATTGCAAATGCCCAGGTGAATTGCAACCATGTATACGAGTAACTGATGATTTCGTGATGGACTTATGCGACTGTTGCGAATCATGTAGAGAAATATGTGGAAAACGAGTTAACTCACGCTTAAAACTTTAATCATGTTCGGAACGAAGAAAACCAAAGCGGAAACCGTAGTGAAAACTAAGGTGGCAACAAAACAAACTACTACAGCTACCGAAGAGAAATGTTCGTGCCCAGGAGGCGTTAGAGCTTGTGCGAAAACACCTAAGAATGCTATGGTAATTTATTCATGTACATGTTGTACAACATGTCGCTCAAAATGCACTCACTAATGCAAGACATCGACAAATTATTGGCTTGTAGTACACAAGTAGCTCGCGACCTTAGTGACAAGTTTATATTTGATGTATTCGCCACATATCATGCACATGGTAGTGAATCAGCTAAGCAACATGTGAAAAGCCTAAATCTGGCCTCGAAAGCTCACGAAGAATACATACTAGACTTGGTGACTTATTGGCCACATAGGATAGGTCAGATGTTTGTTATTGGCAAGCCGATTTCCACTTGGTATGTATATCGTCTAGGTGAGGGAGTTTACCAAATACAAGCGAGCACTGGTGTTATGTTTCCCATGCTGGATGTTAGAGGTATGATACCACCATCGGCTAGAAAATTACTGCTAGGAGTACTAATGGCCGGGCACAAATGTACTATCATCGGACATACTGATTTTATCATCCTCAAAATAAACGTATGAAACCTGTGCTTCTTATTTTACTGCTATTCTTAGTAGCTTGCTCTGAGCCTACACAGTCAGCACAAAGACAGTGCTATACTGTGGAATATTTGCATATATCAGGCAATGTGCAGCAAGCTACATTGCAATTGACAGCACTCGAAAAAGAACGGCTACATGCAGCTAGCGATGAAGGTAGTTATTACTTGAGCGTAGCTCGATTCGGCGAGCTAACTTATTTAAGTGATATTCGAGTATCTGGAGCGACTGCTTTATTATCTATCTGGCCATGCCGCTAATGGGTTATCCTTGACCCATTTAATTTATGAGGGATTGGGAATCGATCATTAAAATCGAGCCTAATCCCTCTAATATCGAGCCTAATCGATTATTTTTCCCTTTCCATATTATCCCCTTATATTTATATTATCTCCCTAAATTTGGAATGTTCGGGATTAATTCCTATCTTTGAGCTATAACATAGCTCACATGGCTACTAGAGTACTAGGATTAACAATGCAACTGGCGGGTGGTACCGTTGTGCTAGACACAACAGAGGACATTCGTAAGTCGTTAAAGCAAGTTCGTGAAGAGCTAAAGCTGATGAAATCCACTGATCCGGGTTTCGTTAAACAGAGTAAAGACCTACTAGCACTAGAAGGTGTTGCAAAAAGCTTTCGCTTAGAGATAAATAAATTAGGAGCCGGTGGTTACTATCGACAATTAAGCGCTCAACTCGAACAATTACGCGACGACTATAAAAATCTTACTGAAGCTGAACTCAAAGCAGCTAAAGGTAAAGAACTCGAACAAAAGATAGGTAGAATATCTAATGAGCTTACTGATATTGATAAACGTATAGGACTTTATCAACGAAATATAGGTAATTATCGCAAAGGTCTTGGAGAATTAGCTGATTTACTTACTTTCGGTATAGCTACTGGTGGCTTTATAACGGCTATTCAGCTTGTAGCTCAGGCTATGAGTACAGCTTTTGAAAATACTGTTAAGTTTAGTCGCCAATTATCCACTATTAGCGCAGTTTCTGGAGCTACGGCTGAGGATATGGCTAAAGTTCGTGAAGAAATTCTGCGAGTCGGCGCCAATTCTGAATTTACTACACAGGAAATTGCTCAATTAGCTATCGAATATGCTAAATTGGGTTTCACAGCCACTGAAATTAATGATGTACTTTCAGCCACTACCGATGTAGCTACTCTTGCAGGTGAGGATTTAGCTCAGACGGCTAGTTTAGTGGGTTCTGTACTTAATATCTTCGCTATTGAAACGAGCAGGGCAGCAGCTGTTGGAGATATATTAGCTGGTGTATTCAATAGAACTGCTCTGGACTTGAAAAAGTTCGAAACAGGTATCTCCATTGTAGGCCCGGCAGCTGCGGCTGTTGGAGTCGATCTACAAACTACTGCTGGTCTTTTGGGTATTCTAGCAGACAACTCCATCGACGCTTCTACAGCTGGTACGTCATTGCGGAATATCTTTATCGAAACTGCGAATAGCGGTAAATCACTAGGCGAGGCATTTGATACCATTCTAGCATCTGAGAATAAGCTATCAACGGCTAACGCTATATTCGGAAAAGATGCTTCGGTTGTAGCATTAACACTAGCGGAACAGCGTGGGGAGGTAGAAAAATTAATTGCTGAACTTTATAATGTCGAAGGAGCTTCCAAAGCTGCTGCCGATAAGATGCGTTTAGACCTAAAGGGTTCAGTGGATCAGCTACAAGGAGCTACTGAAACATTGGGTATCACGCTAGGTTTGTTAGTTGAAAAGCCTTTATCAGCAATGATACGGGCTGTAGCTGATTTAGTCGGTGGGTTTGCTAGTTGGATTCAATATTTGGGGCCTGCTGAGCAATTACTGGCTAGTATAGGTTCCACTATAACCAAGTTATTGCCATTCTTGGGTGCTTTAACCCTGGCTATTACCATACAGAATAGACAATTAATTGTAGCCGCTATATCAGCTATACCTAATTATATAGCAGCATTGTTAAAATCTAATGCAGCATTGCGTTTAGCTGCTTTTGCTCAGACTTTGCTTAATATAGCTATGAATGCCAATCCGATTGGTATTGTAATTACAGCTATAGGTGCGCTAATATCAGGATTATTACTGGCAGCTAATGGCACAAGCAATTTTTCTAAGGGCATTCGTGGGGTGACTGCAGTGGTACTAGAATTGGCTAAAACTATCGGGCAATTCATCACAAATCCTATCGAGTTCTTTAAGAACATAGGTAATTTGGGTAAGAACTTAGGTAAAGCGTTTAAGGCTGGTTTCGAATCAGAGAATTTTAGCCAGACTATAGAATCGGTAGGTAATAATTACACAACGATAGCCGGTAGAACTGAAGCTGAACATACTGAGATAGTAAGACGGGAGTCAGAAAAGCGCCAAGCTATACGTGAAGATGAAATACGCAAAGCGGCTACACTTCAAGCTGAGGAAGCTAGAAGACAGCGCGAAGCTACAGCTGCTTATCTTAAAGCTAATGAAGCTAATCTAAAAAGCTTAGGTCTAGGCTCGGTTACCGGTCAGGGCGAAAGCTTTATGGATAAAATATTCAAAGTAGACTTAACTAAACTTCAAAGAGGGACTGCTGCAGCTACTGACATAATAAATAAAGCACTAGGTAAACCCGGTACAAATATAACACAGGATAAATTCGACTTGGATCGTACTAGACGTAAATCTAATCGTACATTCAGTGCTTTTGACTATACCGACTCGGCAGCTCAGGGTTTGGAGAAAATGCGAGCTGAGTTAAGTCGGCTTGAAGGCGAAATTCAGGATAATATACTTGCAGGTAAACCTTATGCAGAACAACTAAAGAACTACTTTACACTTACCGATCAGGTAACAAAAGCTGAAAAGGAATGGAAAGCTTTGTTAGATGCGCGTGCTTCCAGTTTAGGTGAAGTAAGCACCTCGATTGAGACTTATACTAAGTTAGTAAAACGCTTACAAGAAGAGTTAAACAAAGCTGATTCCGACAAAGTAGGTCAAATAATACCTGATCTCACAAAAGCTCAACAACAACTAACCGAAGCAGAGAACGCTATAAAACGACTACAGAGAGCTGCGGCTAATGCTGATTTCACAGCCGTGTTAGAAACAGACCTGGAGCCGGATAATAATGTAGTCGAACAACAGCGCCAGCTAGCTATTCGTTCAGCTAATGAGCGCATAAAAGTAGAGAAAGAGCTACAGATAGAGCTGAAAGCTATAAATCTGACTGCTGATATACAGCTACTAGAGAATCGCAAGCGCTTATTTCAAGAAGGCTCAGACGAGTACTTAAAAATAGAGAATGATCTAGCAGCGAAACGCGCTGATCTCGGTGCACTAGACCCGAATGCAATACGTCGTGAATCGGAAGCTCGTATAAATGCTAATAAGCGTATAATAGGGATTAAAACTAGGGACGAGGAGTTATATAATGCTCAAAGAATTGTAATAGAACTAGCTTTAGAAGCTTTCCTGATCCAAGAAAAGTTGAAAAACTTTAAAGGATCGCTAGAAGAGGAGCAAGAGCTGACTATACAGCATTTAGATACTATAGCTCAGCTACAAGAAGCCCACGAAAACGAGCGTAAAGCACGACGTAGCTCTAATGGGTTTAGCGAGGAAACGATAGCTGAACTAGAAGAGGTAAATATGTGGTTGGATGTAGCTAAAGAATCAGCTACAGCTATATCCGATTATATAGGCTCAGTATTTGAACGCCAGCGCTTAGAGTCAGATGCTTACTACGATAGGCAGATCGAAAAAGCTCGTGGTAACAAAGAAGAGATCACACGGCTTGAGGAAGAGAAAGCTAAGAAGAATGAGGAGTTACGTAAGAAAGAATTCGAACAACGCAAGAAATACGAGATAGCGGCAGCTGCTATAGCTTATGCTCAGGGTATCATAAATATACTTATAGCTCCATCATCGCTGGTGCAACCATTTGATGCTATTTACAGAGCTATACGTATCGGAGCATTAAGTTTAGAGTATAAAACACAGGTAAACAATATACGCAACAAAGGATTTGCTGGAGGTGGTTATACTGGAAAGGGCGAAGGTAAAGCTGATAGCTCGGGCCATCGTCCTGTCGGTGTGGTACACGAGGATGAATATGTAATGCCGAAGCGAGTATTAATGACGCCAGAAGGTTCAGCTCTAGCTAGAGCTGCTGAGCGCTTACGGCTGGGCGACAGAGCGCCTTATAGAGCTTACGCAACTGGAGGCTTTGTATTACCCGCTGGCGGTACACCGTCGTCTTATTCTGATAGAGGCACTACTAGCGTAGCGTTATTCACCACTGATCAAATAGAATTAATGGCTAATATAATAGCCGATAGATTACAAACAGCTGCACATGACGGCATAGTTGATGGCATAGAAGATGCAGTCACGGCTCAAGAGCGTCTTGCACGGCTAAAATTGATAACAGGATGAACCTAGTAGCTCAACCGCCTAAGTATGTGGCTGGATGCCCTAAATTATGCTTTGATAACGAGTTTCTAGCTACAGTAGCTTATGCACTTATTACATTCGATGATGCTGAGCCTAATGTACTCAATGAGATGCTAACAGTAGCTGGAGTAAAATTAGTAGTCGGGCCATTGTGTGATCTCACACAAGCGCTAGGTAGTACAAATGCTATAAATCTAGCTGCCGCGTTAAATGCCAGACCAGAATTTTTCCAACGTGCTATAGCTACCAGTATTGGTGGAGGGCAAGTACTATTAGAGGCTTATACAAAAGAATTTCAGTCAAGCTGGACTTTTGATTTTTCTGGACTTAGCTTCCCGCCTGTACTAGCTCAAAATCCTGGCTCTAATCCGAATGCCCCGATAGGTTATCGTATGCACTACCAGCTATTTGTAGATAATAAACCTTACGGGCCTATGAGTAATGTGCCGGTAATATATTCTAACGGCGTATCTATACGGCAGTGCTTTGAATACAAATACCCGTTAATGCCTGCTCCTATAGTGACTAACGGTCTAGCGGCTATCGACTACGATATTACTAGAGCAGGCTTTGTGCGCTATGGAGATTCACAGCGTGGTGTAGCTTGTGGTTCCGATTTCGGTATATTTAATGTAACTAATGTTTTTAATTTAATATTTGGTGATAATGCTAATAACGGCGGCGTAGTTGGTGAATGGCCTTGGTTAGTACCGCAACGTGAGATTACTATATGCCCTGGTTCCATAGAATCACGTTGGTTAATATTACCGCTGGAGGAATATGGCTATAGTGTGAATAATCTAGTTATAGCGTATGATTTCTATAATGAGCTAGGAGTTAGGACTACTATAACTACTACGGCTATATGGAGCGGTGACGGTGTATATCAGATACCGCTAGCTTACCCAATAGCCATACCTACTGATGCATGTTATTGGCATGTTTTTGTTGGAGCTAATGTCGTAGATGGCTTAGGCACTACTACAATATACCCAACGCTAGGTTTAGTAGTACGTTACAAAGATTTGGATTGCAGATGCGTGCCGGTATGGTATCTGGATAATGGCTGGAAACAATTCGTGCTTGACGAGTATGATCAAATGGCTATTCAGGACGGTCACGAGTTGCTGGAAATAGCAGCTGATTGTGATGCATGCAAAAATAAAATAGCCCGCAAAGAAATAACTGAAAATTTTATCCTTTCAATGAGAGGTAGGAATTTTCCTGAGTTTCGAGCTAGCTGGTATAGGTTTCTAGCCTCAGATAGATATTTGATTTATGAGAATGGAGGATTTAAAGATGTCTATCTACGACCAGGCGAGACCGTGGTCTATCAGCGCGACACCGCTTATTTCATTAATATACGCTTTGATCGATGAACAGAATAATATTGCTTAATACACCAGAAAACACTCCTGAGCATTTTCTGGATGCTAATGGTAGTTTGAGCTTGGATTTCTGTCCTAAGTTCGAACGTAGCAAAAAAGTAGATCAGGTATCGCTAGAGCGTATTTCATCGGAAGGTGTGTTAGGTTTCTTTCTGGTGCATACTGAAAAGAATACATGGGCTATAACTAATGCAATAGGCGCTGAAAAGGGCTTAGGAACCAAAGGCTTTTATGTACAAGCTTGGGATGATGGTATACTATTGCCTCAAATATTTCTGCGTGTGTATAATAAAACACGTCGTGGTTTTGAAGCCGAGTTAGTAATGCCCGAAGACTTCTGGGCTATATCCATAAAGAAACTAAAGCTGTGCCAGATAGACTTCCCTAATTTTCTACTAACTGAAGCTAATCTGCGCAATAACTGGGCTAATAATGCTATATACAATGATGGTGATGCTGGTTACTACTATCCATTAATACATTATGGTAATTGGTCAATACCCGCTATTTACGATGATGATTTATTACAGTCGATGGGTACAGCTACGGAAGCTGATTTCAGGCCATTTGTACATATACTTGCATTATTGCAACGTGGTTTTTGTAAGCTAGGCTATAAATTCAGATCGCCTATACTGGAGACTGAGTATGGGCGTAGCTTGATAGCTTATTTACTAGTCGACCTATCCGGCAATAATTCGTTAGAAAGTTTTAAAGTAGCCGCGTACCAGACTGAGAGTTACTTAAATGTAGGAGCAGGCTATCCACCAAGCTTGCCAGGTAATCCAGTATGGGTAGCTCCCACCGACGAGCTACAATTTCTTGATACTAGCGTGTTAGGTACGGATGCTGGCTTTTATATAGCTAATACAGCGGGTGATATAAGAGTAGACGGTGGCTTCAATTATTATTATTTACGTGGCTTGTCTGGAAAATATTCTTTTGATATAGAATTCGATCTCGACACCAGAGATTACGGAGATACTGTTATAATTCAGGCTACCATGTTAGTGTTTGACCCAACTATACCATTTCCTGGAGCTTTAGTAGGCTCCATAAACTCACCGCAGTTTATATCAACTAACGATGTGCGTAAATTCCGTTGGACTACGCCTGAGCTGGATATAAACCCTAATTGGCGTGTAGCTTTCACTACAACAGTATTTTTCACTAGTGGTGGTTCAGGGCTTGGTATATATCGCATAAGTAATGGATTTGTGAAAGCTAATCCAGTAAGCGTGAAATTACAAGCTGGTATGTTGGTATTATTGCGAGCTTGGCTTGATTGTTCGCTAGAGTTCGAAAAATTTGTACAAGGCGTAGTCCACGCGGTACAAGGTAAATTGGTATCTGATGAATTTACCAGAACAGTATGGTTATACCAGTCAGACGCTACTGAGCTATTCGACGGGCAAAGGCCGGAGGCTTTCTACAAATCACAAACTGTAGATGCAGCTTATGATTGCACATCCTACAAATTCACATACAGACGTATAGTAGATAAACGCTACTATTCGTTAGGCTACAGTAATCCAGATGATGAATATGTGAAATCGCGCGGTTTCGACAATGATAATCCAGTCAAAGCTCGTAGGCTTGATTTCGGTACTAGATACGAAGAGGACACTGAGTATAATAATAATCCGTTCTTTGAAGCTACTGAGAATATCCAAGCTACAGATTTACAGCACACTAATATACTTGCACCTACTATAGATACTTCTGTAGTGATACCAGCGTGTTGGGATAGCGCGGATTTCAAAGTAGCTAATAAGATAAAACCGCGCTTGCTGACAGCTTACGGGCTAACACCGCAGTATAGGGGTAAAGATAGCTTCGGCAATGATATAGTAGCGCAATGGAAATTCAAATCCGGTATAGAAACTAATATACCGTACGCTTTTATGTATAATACTCAAGCTCTGGGTTCTAGCCCGACAGCTACAGTAGCTTTACAGAATGTTGCGTATGATTTTAATGCTCAGGATTTATCACGTACATTCTGGCGTAGCTTTCTCGCAGAATTAGCTAGTAACGAAGAGTTTGATATTCAGTTGTTGCAAAATCCAATTGATTTTGATATGACCGATATGCGACGGTTCTTCAATATCAAGGTTAGCAATACATACATGGTAGCGCGGTTACTTAGCTTGGATAAATATTCAGGCACTAAAGCGGATGCTACTTTTAGGCCACAGAACGAGTTATATGCGATATGCGATCCTGTATATAATTGTGATAATGAACCCAATTTCGAGCTTACACGTGATACCAATTGCATATTAGCGTATCCGACAGCTGGTATAACTTCACCTAGCTTGACTGATAAGCTATATTATCGTAAAGTCGGCGATAGCATATGGCTAGAGTATACAGCACCATTATGTGGTTGTGAAGTGCGCGAATTCATGGACTTCACATATAGCTGCACTGGTGGTATCATAACTATTACAAATGCCTCGGGCTGTGGTGATATATTAGGCTCAGTGCACTTACTGGACAACACCGGCGCTTTGATAACTATGTTTGCTGATGTTGTTACTAGCGTAGATTTCAGCACAGGTATAGTAGCAGGCGAAGGTACAATTATAGTACATGTTGTGCGTACTACGCCAGCTGGTATCGTTGAAAGAGCTATAAAGCTTATTTATATAGGAGGTTCTGGGTGTTCTAGCATACTACAAGTATTGGACGATAGCCGTACTAATCCCTACGCTTTTTATCCCTATGAATTTAAACGCGAGGTGACATTCGGCGATGGGTGCCCTACAGTAACTAAAAATGCTTTTATATGAAAACTTATAATTTTAGCATGCTGACTATTGAGCAAGCTGAGCAATTGTTACAATTATGGCTTAATGAAGAGCACGTAGAAGCTAAGCGATTTCTGCAAGCTACTGGAGTAGCCAGCTGCGCTAGTTGCTTGGATAATGCTACATATATAGCATGGATGCAATGGTGGATTAACTCATTAAATTAAATAGTATGGAACCCGCAAAGCTAGTAGCCTTATACCTTGAGGCTTATTTTGTGTTAACTGGTATAAGAGTTAACCGACTCGAAGATATACCAGAAAAGACTTATTTATTCTTTCAGGATATGCAGGCTGATTACCTAGCACATCCTGTTATACTACATTATCGTAGAAAGAATTGGTCACATAGACGCATATCGGAGTATGTGGGCATTAGTACGGCTAAAATTAAAGTATTATTGAAGCTGCATGAATTGTGAGCTACTAATAGCCCTAGATTATATCGCGTCTATTGGATTTATCAGGTATATTGTCTATCATTGTACTATGATCGATAATACATACTTATGATTACTAACAGACAGATAGACGCGCTATTACTTTCAGCTGAATGGCTAATAGAACCCGTATGGGGCCTACAGCAGCTTAATGCTTATCTAGCACAGCTTGATTTGCTAGAAAAAGGAGCAACGTATGCCGATCTAGGGTTTTCAACTATTCGTGAAGCCGTGCGACCAGTTATTGTCAATATGGCTGGAGCGCGTTCTGATGGTAAGTCCGAAGTAGCTAATTCATTAATTAGCCATCTGTCATTAAGTGGTGTAATGCGCATGGAAGACGGCTCCTATACATTTGGAGCTAAGACTTTATCCTCGTTTTTGCGCAATGCTGATGCTATGCCAGAAGTAGCAGGGCACCTGATCGAAATTAATTCAGGTGGTGGCGAAGCCCTGGCCGGAGCTTTGATGCACGAAACTGTCAAAAATCTTACTAAACCTGTATATGCATTAGTGCATCTAGCTGCATCAGCTGCCTACCTTACGGCTAGCGCAGCTACTAAAGTCTTCATGCAAAGCGAGTTCTCTAGCCTAGGTTCTATCGGCGCAATGGCTTCTTTGGATAAAGAAATGCTTAAGTTATATCGTGAGAATGTGCTAGATGTTTATGCTAGTAATTCGCAAGAGAAAAATGAGGAATTCAGGCAATTAATAGTCGATGGTAAGACGGATTTATACGAAAAGCGTCTTACAGCCCTAGCTTCTGTGTTCCATCAGAAAGTAAAAGCTAGTCGCCCTAAAGTAAGCCTTGATACACTAAAGGGCCGATTATATATAGGAGATACAGCAATGGCAATGGAGCTAGCTGATGGTTATAGCGATGTAACTAAAATAACCTCGATGTTACTCGGCTCTAGTGCGAGTTCTCCAGCACTAGCCGCTCGTAACGAAGACGATTCATTCGACGAGGATGACTTTAATAACCTAAATACAAACGATATGACTTTACAACAGAGGTTCAGCAACCAGTTATTGCGTGTGCTGGGCATTAATGTACCAGGCACCGATGAAGGTATGGCACAAGCTGTTACTGCGCTTGAGGGCATGGCTAGCCTCGAAGAGAGCGTTAACGCAGCTGTGGCTACTGCTACGGCTCCGATGGAAGAACGCCTAGCTGATATGACTACACGTCTTGAGGCAGCTTTGAAAACGAAACCGGCCGTAGTTGACAATACTGCCTTGCTGGAGCGCATGACAGCTCTCGAAACTCAGCTAGCTGCTTCACAGGAAGCACAAGCCAATCTCTCGAAGAGAGTGCTGGAAAGCGCTAATAGCGAGGGAAGCGGCGATGGTGGCGACAACAATCATTACTTAACCGTTACAGAAAAAGCATTCGGCGAACGCGTACGCGTTAATGCTTAATATTTTTCTGGCATTAATACTTCAATCAAATGCAACCATTGCGTATCGCTCCCTTTTATACTCGTGCACGTAACACAATCGAGATTCCTACAGGGGAGCTCAATATGTTCATGGCCCAGGAGATCAGGGACAACTCGGATTTTTACCAAGCAACTTTCGGCATATTCAATTGGATGCCGTTCAACAAGATGCTGAAATACGTGCTACACAGCATGTATGCTCACCCTTTTGTGTGGCAACCTGATACCAGCTGTAGTTGGGATGAAACCGGCTCGCTCCGTATGGATCGCACCGAAATCTCACCGTGTTACGCAAAGCTCAATGAGGGCTTGTGTGATGACGAATTGCTGAATGACTGTTTGAAGGTACTATGGACTTGGAATAATGGCCAACGCAAGCTCGATGCGGCTGGTATCGCCATCATCAACCAAATGTACACCGTGCTTACCACTAACTACACGATGGCCGCTCGTAATTTGTTAGCTGTTGGGCAATTGTTCAATTTCAACGATATTACCTGGAAAGCCGGCGTGACCAATGAGCTTAAAGACCTCATCGTGCGCACCAGCAGCACATGTAAAGGCTGGCTGGAACTTCTGCGCACTGTAGGAGCTCAACCCAGTAACTCCCATGTGAACATCCCCAATTTCTTCACAGCCGCTATGTTCGATGGTAACACTTTCGTAGGTGACATCGTGGATGTAAAGGATATGTTGCAGGAAGCAGCGAAAGGCCCGCTACAAAATGCTCTGGATGAAGGCGGCTTAGGTGGTACCATGATTAATGGCATTGTACCCAGCCCTATGATCGTTTGCTCGCCTAGCATGCTCAACCGGGCTGCTAAGCAATACCGAGAGCAATGCATCAATATCACCTGTGTTAACCCGCGCCTTACTCGTAAGGAATTTGCTTGGAAGGGTAGCACCATCTACGTATACTACGTAGACAATGTACCACTCATACCACAAGCTCAGGCAAATGAATATACTCAGTACATGACTGGGCAATACCATTTCGCCTACCTGACATTGGGCCGCAACATCAACCTTGGTGGCAATTTCGGCGATATTCCATCACTGGACGATCCGATCGCGGTTACGATCCAAAAAAGCATGGACATCAAGGATCAGGGCAAAATCTACATCAGCTCTCAGGCTATGTTCGCTACAGGCGTTGCTGATCTGCGTTTCATAACTGGTGCTCAAGCGTATACCGAGTAAACGTAAAACCCGACTGCATTATTCATCCTTTAATTGAAGCAAATGCAACTAATTAAAATAGTCCTAGCACTAGTCACATTTTGTGGCTTTTTGACGGCTGACTATCCGACGGCTATGTTGGCTATGGCACTAACTGGATTATCAGCGGGTACACGTCCTCTGGATGCCTTGTTCCTATGTGTTTTTACTTGTGAATTGCAAGCCCTAGTCTCGAATGATGACTGCAATCTCTCAGGTGGCATACAGGAAGCTTATTGGTGCCAGTTCGGCGATGTAGATTGGGTAACCATAGCCGCTGATCCCACTAAATTCAACCCAACAACCCAGCAATTGATAGGTACTCCAACTATGCTACTAAGCGCAGTGTGGAAACCTATCACACCTGAACGCAAGACCGCGCAGTACACGTTTACGTGGACTGAAGAAACGGATGTCTACGTACAGGAAATTGCACTGAACTTCGAAGGTACATCGAATGACATGCGTCTAGCGTTCACTAAGAGTGTTAAATGTTGCAACCTGGTTTTACTGATCATTGACAATAACTGCCAGCAACGCTTGGTAGGAGTTGAATGGACTGGCGTTAAATTTATCAAGCAAACAAAGACTCTGCGTTTCGGCACTCACATCAGCCGTTCAGGCTTGAAGGGGTCTACGAAACCAGGTAACGATGTTATCTTGGTGGGTGAATCTGACGCTGAACCAATGTTCGCTAACATTAACCTGGCCACGCTACCGCTCTAATGAGTACCTATCGCCCAACCGCCTTGGCTATATCAACGCCAAGGCGGTACTTTATCGAGCAATCGCAGAAGTGGGTTGGTATAGGTGGAGCAATTCAGATGAAGAATCAGCCGCCTAAACTACCCGCCGAGTACACTGTAGCAGAAGCTACACCTGATGAATACAAAATGCTCTTCGAGCAAGGTTTAACCCATCTAGTAAGTAAAAGTGATGCAGCCAAACGAGCAGATATTAGAGCTACACAATCCGATACCGGCGTCGATCAATGATCCCGCCGAAATGGTACAGCTATTCAAGGATTATAGCATCATACCGTACTATGGTACGAGTGAAGCTACTTCCCATAGTATGCTGCGTGTTATAGCCGACTTATCTGAATTAAGCCCTAGCCATCAGGCTTGCAAAGAAGACATCAACTCTTACGTATTTGGTGGTGGTTTTGATTATGTTACACCGCGTATACCTGGCGTACGTTATTCCGACGAGGATAAGCCCATAACGGATGCTGAAAAGGCCATTTTCGTAGAACAACTACAATTACTAGGCCTTTCACCCTTACATTACCAATCAGTAATAGAACAGCTTGATGATTCTTTACGCGATAGCGGTAATGCTTATCTATTGATCAAAGTAACAAAACTAAATAGCGTACGCCAGGTATTTATAAGTGTACTACCTTATCGCGAGGTAGCTTTCCTAGAACCCAAGAATAAGAAAGACCCTAAAGTTTGTGTAGTCACAGAGCAATGGGATGAGGCTTACTGGAAAAAGAAGCCGCCTCGTTTGATATGGGTGTCTACGCCAGAGCGTGAGTATAACTGGCAGCCTATTAGGGATGGCTATCAAACTATTCTGCATATACGCTCGCCACGTGGTTCACGTTATTACGGTAGACCTCGCACACTATCGGCTTTATTCTGGATGTTTATTGAAGTAGCTGCGGGTGATCAAACCGTACGCATAGCCGGTAGCGATTTCATATCGCAAATGATAATGGCTTTCGAAGAGCCACCACCAGAGCGCCAGGTAGACGACCCTAAAGTTAGAACAACTGCATTCAAAGAGAAAATGCGCGAAATGCGTAAAGTCACTACTGTTGAAGGCGCTAATGCTAAAGTATTATCTGGAGTACAATACCCGCACGGTGGTAAGCCTCCACAATTAATGAAATTGAATCTAGCTCGTGATTCCGAGTATTTGCGGTTTACTACATCACGAGCTGCTGATTACATTTATGCTGCACATCACTGGGATAGGCAATTATCGGGTCTTGAGACCGTAGGAGCCAATAACGGTGGTGATGTCTACTTGTCAATTCTGAAAATAAAAAATATAGGTGTCATAAAACCTTCGCAGATAATGTGGGGTAATATAGCATCTGATATTGTTCGCCAAATATTTAAAGTATATGGCTGGAAGAATGTTTACGACATTCGGCTAGTTTCTGTACTTGATCCACTATTCGAAGTTACTGATGGTAAAAACACTAATGACTCCAAGCCTGGTAATAAAGCACGCAAATCTGGAAGTGACTCATCCGGTATGTGATTTTGCTCAGCTTTATACATTCGAAACTGCTGAAGCTCGCAATTGCTTAGGTAGAGACTTGTATAAGGCTATGGTGGATGATCTGGCTGAATACCCTACAGCTGGAGCCTACTCTAATACTATGGCTTATGACATAGGCGATAAAGTCGTCTATGATGGTACTATATACGTAGCTATTGCAGTAACTGTAGGTAGCCTACCTGTCGACCATACAAAATGGGAGCTAGCGCAAAGATTTACTACGGAATGCTATAATGTATTATTCTGTACCGTGTTAGCTACTTATTTAGCTTGGGTTACTGTCCGCAGGCGTTTACCCTTCATTAATACGAAGATAGGCGGCACTGGACTTATAAAGAATAAATCCTCTAATTTTGACGCAGCTAATGAGCATGACTACAATTCACTACAGGCTGGAGCAGCTGCTATGGTGCAGCTCTCATGGCAGGCTTTAGTAGAATTTATGGAGGATAATAAAGCTAACACCTGTTATGCTGGATTTATGGCATTCACCTGCAATACTTGTGGTTGTGCAAAAACTAAGTGTGGTTGCACTAAAGCAAGTGGTTGGATATACGAATTCGCATGAGCTGGATAACCGATAAATTAGTAGAGCATTTATTCAAAGGTTCCGAGTTCGTGACTAACGAACAATTCGAAGAAAGGAAAACCATATGTCATGGGTGCCCGTCCTTCGGAAAAGTGGAGCCTATCCCACTTCTAGTCCTGCCTGGTTGCACCATATGTGGGTGCCCATTGGACACTAAGGGGAAATTGAAATCTTTCCTTAGGCTCGAAGAAAATGTGGGAGAGCCTGTAACTATGTTGGAGCTTATCGAAGCGATACGTTCTGACGATGCCAATTATATTCGTGAAATCGTCACTTGCGATCTTAGCAAGTGGCCACAACTTACTTAACAATGTTACTGGACAAAAAACAATTTGGTAGACTGCGTGGGAACGCACTCGCCAATCCTGGTAATCTTGCTAAGCTCTCAGCCGATTGGTGTTGCGGAGCTAGCTCGATCCCCACTTGTGAGGACACATACTCAGCCACTACAAGCAACGCTTTGCTAGTGGCTAGTATCGTTATCGAACAAGCTGATGGCACATTGACCACCGTGCTTACGACTGCTCCGATCAAGCAGGCTAATGGTAAAGTTATCGCTGACACATTCGGCTTGATCCCTGTTACCAATCCTACTTTATTGCAGAAGTTCCTCTGGAAAGCTCTCGAGCTTTATGAGTATGACATCAAGGTAGACGTCACTTACAGTGGCGGTACTTTAGCTATCACTCACATCGGCAAGACCAAGCTGAAGTCTATCACCTATAGCACTGGAGCTACTGTTAGTACCACACGCTGCTGTACACTGGTAGCTTTGCAGGTGTATAAGGCTACGGTGACTGGTGTAGTAGGTGATGTCACTTATAATGGTGACACTGCTGCTCTGGCTAATAACCCATACGATTACACCGGTGTAGCTCTGACAGATGCGGCTACGGCTACTCAGTTACAAGCTGATATGGCTACGGCGCTTGACTCTTTGACAGGTTATACCTATGAAAGGGTAGAAGTCAGCATTGCCAATGCTGCCGGAGGTTACAGCATCAAAGTATACACGCAAACAGTGACTCCGCCCGCTATCGACGATGTATTCATGGTATATTGCGATCTAAGCGAGGAGTTCGTTTGCGCTTAACGAACAGTCGGGTTTTATACTAGGGGGCGTCGCGACTGGCGCCCCTTCATTTAGCTAAAAACACAAACTCAATGAAATATTTAATAGCCTTTGCGCTTTTCATGCTTACACTAATTACAGGCGAAGCTCAGACAGCTCGCTTGGATTGTTATAGCTGCGTTGCTCTACCGAAAGAAGCATGTGCACCTTGCATGACAGGCCTAGCATCAACCGAATTCGGTAATGGTATCATGTATACCATGGGCCCGAATAGCAAGAAATTCATTTACAAGCCATTCCGCACTACTGTAAAAGGCCCATTCGTAACACTCACATCCTATACAGGTGATAATATCACATTTGATGCTACCAAAACTGTGCACGGTAGCTTAAGTGCTGTATTGAATGTGATTAATACCTGTAATTGCCCAGTCATAGGCGGTGGAGGCGGTGGCCCATTCACTATTAATGGTGATACGGGTACAGGTAGTGTGACCAGTAGCTTAACCGTAAATACAGGTAGCTTGTTAAAGACTGTAGCTAGTGGTAGTACTGTTACTATATCGTTCGATGGAGCCGGTGCAGCTGTTAATTCGTTTCCCAATTGGAATGGCTCAGCTGCGGTATGGTCGCCTTTTACTCAAGGCAAAGTTGACGACCCGACAGTAGGCGGCGTAGATATTACTAACCTACAAACAGTACTAGACAACATAAATTCCAGCATAGTCGGTGGAGGCGGCGGTACTATTAGCGGTACAGCGCGAACTATCGTATACTACAATGCTAGTAACGATCCCGTATCAGGTAATTATTTTAAGCTGGACTCGTCAGCTGCTGGTGTAGTGCTACGCGTAGCGAATCCGCTTAATTATCATCCTATGATCGGCGTGTCGGCTACTGTAAATACTCCCAACCTACAAACTTACGACCCTGGCTCATTCGGAGTAGGCCGTACATTCTCAAGTGGTAGTGGTGGAGTTGTTATAGGAGCCGCTGATGGTGATCCCAAGCTAAGCTTTAGCCATATAGGAGGGACTTACGCCAGCCCTACGAATAGCCCTGCTGGAAGTATTGTCGGTAGTGTTCGTGGTGACGCTCTAGTATCTGGAGCTACTGTAGAGCTACCCGCCGCTATGTATATACGCTACGTAGGCTCGGACATTCCCACTAATACTACCTCTGAGATAGGGTTCGCTGTGGGTAAAGCGAGTCCGGTAGCTACACTAGCTGATGCAGTGGTCATAAAGGGTAATGGCTTATATCTGAACGGTGGCACTGGTAATCCAGCGTGGTATTTACCATATACAAATCCGGGAGTAGGCACACGCAAGCTACAATGGGTAAGTAATGTTCCACAATGGGTAGATGATAACTCAGGTCTAAGCGAGTATAACGTAGCTATTACTGGTTCGAATACTGGATCATTCCTACGCATCGTAGCCACTAATACTACTGTCACAGCTTCTTATAGCTCCAACCAGCTGACTATAACCATACCCGCAGGTGTACGTGTAGTATCGGCTGACTGGCGTTTGGTAGCTGCTGACGTGCAAGCTACATCCGATGCGGCTGGAACCACTAACTGGGTGTTAGTGCGGTTCATAGGCACTAGCGGTAACACAGACATTACTGATATACGTATACCACAGGTGCAGAAAGTAGCTATACCAGCTACCGGAGCATTATCGCTTACCAATGCTGCTACAGCTGATTACGATAATAACCCGGCCGTATCGGCAGTTGCTAATGGTTCCGGTAATATCACATTGCGCATAGGCGGTATAGCCGCTGGTACTCAGGGTTACCACCTTAAATTCTCTGGCATTTAATAAGCAACTATGAAAAATCTATTGTGGTTATTCTTATTCCTTAGTGTCTCATTAACTGCACAGGTGCAGGATACTGCAGCTCTAGTGGGGAAATTCTTCGGCTCCCAATCAGGCGGTGGTGCTGGCTACTGGACAGTAACTGGCACATTCACGGATGAGTCCGGGTTATACGATTCCGGCCAGATCGAAGTAGGCGACATCCTATTCTTTGGCGACGCCGGCTATGGCTATTTCTTGCCTATTACTGTAATTGTATCTGCAACACCTCCGTCATTCACAGTCCGTGTTTCTAATGTAGGGATCACAGGAGTGGGAGCAGTACCTACAGGCTCTGGAGCTATTTTTAAGGGACGGCCAAATCATTTGATCAACCCATTCGCTAGTGGTCTTACTAATCCAGATCAGCAAACCTATCTGGCGTATGCTTGGGACTTGATTGATAATATCGGAGGTGGCGGAACTACCTATTTCCCGGCGGATGGTATTCAATTCCTATCGGATAGTATAGCCGTGGATTCCAGTGTGATGCGCTATAATATTTACCCTGGCCAAGTCAATGATGGTACATCCACAGGCTATTGGAGGCATAATAATGGATGGGGTAATCAATGGACTTCTGTGACAAATGGTGGTGAATTCATATACCACAATAAAGTCGTTAATGATCTGCCCGATCAGGCTCAAGTCGAGCACACACTTACGGCATTACCAACGCTACCCGGTGGTGGCGGTATAGCTCAGGTACTTATGACCTACGGCCCAGGCGGTATGTATGCTCATTTAGAAGCTTATAATACTGCTGGATTAGGCTCGGAAGTACAAGTAGGCTCTGCCGGTAATATTACTATAGGTGGTAATGCTGGAGCGGGTGTATATATCTATGAGCTGCCGGCAGAGGAGCTAACACTGAATGTCGATGAAATAGCATATTGGGAATGGAATGGCTCAACTCACGTAGCTAAATTCCTGCCTGTTGATTCAGTGGTGCAAGCTATCGCTGGGCCGTTCACATACCAAGTAACTGTTTCAGGAGCTAATTCTGGTTCTAATCTATTCATCACAGCTAGTAAGCTGGGTGTCACTGCGTCTTATGCTTCCAATCAGCTTACGGTAACTATACCAGCTGGCACTACAGTACATGCTGCTGACTGGCGCTTAGTAGCTGCTGATATACAATCATCGGCTGATGCTGGTGGTGTGACTAACTGGACTCGTATTCGATTTGAGGGTACTCCATTCAACACCGGCTTAACTGATCTCAGGATGCCTACTGTGCAAAAATTGGCTATTCCTAACTCTGGGGCTTTGTCGTTGACTAATGCAGCTACACTGGACACAGACAACAACCCTGCTGTGTCGGTGACTGACGTTGGTAGTAACGCTATAACTATTCGTGTTGGTGGCTTATCAGTAGGCGCGCAAGGCTTCAATTTAAAAATCACTAACCTTTAACTATGAGAAATTTACTGTTAGTAGCTCTTCTGCTTATTAGTGGAATAGCTTACGCTCAGATGCAGGATACTACCACACTAGTGGGTAAGTATTCTGGTGCACAATCAGGTGGTGGTTCCGGGTACTGGCAAGTATCTGGAACTTTCACCGATGAATCAGGGCTTTATGACTCTGGTTCTATTGCAGTGGGAGATTATTTGTTCTTTGTCGATAGTGGCTACGGCTATCATTTGCCGATTACTGAAATAGTATCTGCATTTCCCCCATCATTTGTTGTTAAAGTATCTAATGTAGGAATCACTGGTGTAGGAGCTGTACCTACGGGTACTGGTGCTATATATCGCTTAGGCGCTAATGGTTATTCTCAATACATTGCAGGGCTTGTTCAAGCAGATCAGCAAGTCTACAATTACCGACTAACAAGTATGCTGGGTAGTGCTGAAGTCTCTAAAAAGGATACTACTGTAAAAGCAACAGGCGGTACTTATATTGTAGATGCAGCTATAGTTAACCCAGCAGCTAAGTTCAATAATATTGATATAGCAGCTATTAGCCGCTCCGCTTTAGCTAATGTAGCTTTTTTATCAATACCTTTTCCGGTTGAAGAATACGAAGGAGTTACTTATAATGTGAAAGCTGATTCAAACGCAGTACAGCTTTCAATGTTAAGTAATGGGACTTATAGTAACATAGCCTCAACCTATACACTTACTAAAGGACAAAAAGCTATAATTAAAGCTGTATATGATAATGTATATGATCAGCATCGTTGGAAAGTTGACATAGTTAGTGACATACCAGATGGTATTAAAAGTACCGGAGATGTTGTATCTGCTTTAGGGGCAGCTATGCAAGCAGGGCAGCTTAATTACGACGCCAATAATGAAGGACTTACTTTCACTAATACTCGTGGGATAGACTTACATAATGATGGGGGCTTTGCTCCTTCTATAGGTATGTTTAATACTACTAAAGGAGCTAAAGTTTGGTGGGAGTATGATTTTCGTAATTTATGGGGTTCCTATACAAATTCTAATGGATTTGCTTTTGCTCATGGGGTATATACACCACGTATAGGGTATATTTGGCCACAGGTACTACGCTACGACTCTGTACCCACGTTTGGCTGGATTGAAGATTTGGTTCATGGTAGTAGTGATATTGGGGTATCCCATGAATTCCGGGGAGGTCATAATTATACAAGAGGTGGGGAGTTTGTTTTCTTTAGTCGTATGGGTGTAAGTGCTACACAACCATCATTCACTCATAGACGTAACGGAGGAGCTGCCAATAATCTTACCATTTTTACTGATGGTAAATTCCAAATGCAAAAACCAGAAAACCCTAACGGTGGACGTATTAGTTTTGTACACCATGCTCAAGGGGATTCTAGCTATTTTAGAGGAAGCTTTAGAATACAAAATGGGTCTGGTAATGTTTTTAGAATCACTAATGACAGCGCTTACCTAAATAAAACTATATTCAAAAGTTCCAATACCTCATTATTAATGTATAACCCTGGAAACGGGGCTTCTGGTATTACTGCCCCTAGTTTTGATAACTACCACACAATTCTGAACGGTACATTAAACGGTACAAATGGAGGTACAGGTAATATAGCAATAGGTGGAATCGCTACAGCCAATTCTTCTGGGACTAATTTTATGATGGCGTTAGGTTATAGTTCTAATACGAGCGGGCAATACGCAATTGGGTTGGGCCACAATGCTGATGCAACAACAGATCACACCATTGCCATTGGTAGAAACTCTCTAGCTGATGAAATCGGTGAAATAAGTATAGGGTCTAGTAATTATAGTAAGATAAACCTACGTTCTACCGGAAGTGTAATTATTAATGATGGCTACCCATTACCTGCCACTAATCCATCATACACAACAGGTGTAAAGTCAATTCCAGTTTGGACTGGTACTGGTAGCGCCGCTACATCAGCTTTTGAAACAGTTAGGGTAGAAGAAAGTCGGGAAGTTGGCGTGTCTGTAGATGGTGGAGGTAACGCCACTGTGACATTCGCTACTACTATGCCCGATGTTTCCTATACATTTCAACCTATATCAAGAAGCTCGTTATATGTGGTGGTGGCAGTTACTTCCAAGTCAACTACCAGCGCTACTATTCAGGTGCTTAGTCTAGCTTGTAATTGCTTAACCTCAGCCAGCATTACTGTGGACTACTTTTTGAAAGATAATTAACCCGCTAAATCATAAACTATGCGCTTACTCATTCTATTTATGCTTTCGAGCCTGCAGTTATTTAGCCAGGCTAGTGGAACAGTTCGACGTCATCCTATGCACCCTACTGCTGATTACAGTGGTAGTGTATCTCGTAATTATATTACTACGACCGAGTACCACACAGCTCCTGCTGTACTGCCTTTTTTCACTCAGGACACAATAGTACCACATTACTTACGTAATACTCAGGTCAGAGCGCAGACTGCTAAGCAACTACCCACTTACGTATGTGAACCAGGCGCCAATGATTTCAAACCTAAAACTGTAGCTCCTTCTATTTATTGGTTATTTGGTGGTAAATCAGCACCAAGAGCCGCTTTCGAATTCACGCCTAGCTGCTGGTATGACTGGATGCTGCCCGATGGTACTCAAGATCAGGATATTCACGACTGGAGCTATAAGCTATTCGGACTAAGCCCGTTACTCGAGCCAAACGATAAAAATGGTTTGATGGTAGCAGGACGATGTGCCAAGGACTCATTCAAGCTAGAGCTTTGTGTGTACCAGAATATCGATAAAGCATTTTTTATTCGTTCCAGCCCTATTGTATTTGATGTGCGTGTGGTTTACCGATTGTATGTACAATGGCTACGCAAAGAAAAGGATAAAATACATCCGATTATTTGGGCTACCGATAGGAAAGGTAATCAGTTGTTTGTACAAGAATGCCCTCCAGTTGAATTCAAATGGCAACCTTGTAAAGCTATCTGGTTATGGCACGGCGGTGAGAATAACTCGAATGGTCAATATGGTGGGCCTGCTTCTCAAGCAATAACCATAATGGCTGATAAATTTTAATAAATATAATCGAGCCTAATCAATTTTATTCTCTTTATCCTTATTCCCTATTGATTAAGGGAAAAGAAATTGATTAGGCTCTAAACCTATAAACCTAGGCTCGATGATCCAATATATTATGAATTCCCCTTTCAGGGGGAAAGATCGTATTGAACTAATAGGTAAGCGATTAGTAGCTGACCTGATGGAGAAAAAATACGATGTGGTAATTGACCCAATAGAAACCATGCCACAGCTTATACCTATGGGCGAAATGGGTAATTGGGCTTACACAGCGCTAGGCGCCGATAAAGTAGAGAGTTACTTGCAAAAAGTAGCTAAACACAAAGTTAAAGTTTATATCTTCGACACAGCTGGCGAATACTCACATAGTTGCTTGAAAGCGCTTAAGGGTAAAGATTTTACTGGTGGCGGTGTTGCTGATGTAGATGGTCACGGAACACATGTAGCTGGTTCTTATATCGGAGTAACTGATTTCGAACTAGGTATATGTAAAGTACTTGTTGAAAAGAATTTGATCGGCGTAATACCTGTAAAAGTACTTCATAAAAATGTGGGTACACAATTCGGTATCAATGCTGGTATAAGTTGGGCTATCAGTGACTCGAAAAAATACATTGATCGTGGAGAATGTATAATATTTTCCTTTTCTTTGGGAGGTGGGACATCTGTATGGGCAGCTACGGATAAATTACTTCGCCAAGCGCACGAGCTAGGCATTATCTCAGTAGCTGCTACTGGTAATAGTTATCGCAGAGGCGTTAACTACCCGGGCTGTTCCAAGTATACTTTAGGTGTAGCTTCGTTATCGAAGGGAAATATACGTAGTGCTTTTAGTACTTTCGGGCCACAGGTTTTCGTAGCTGCGCCAGGCGACGGTATTCTGTCAACATACCCAAATGAAGGTTTCGAGGTACTTTCAGGTACTTCAATGGCTACACCGCACATAGGGGCTATAATTGCTCTATACGGTTCAGTAAAACAAGATTTCAAAGAACTGTATAAGCGTCTGCCTGAAGCTACACTCGACCTTGGAATCAAAGGTCGTGACGAATATTATGGGTTTGGTGGCGCGCTTATCCCTGAATTACTTGGATATGATTATACTATCAGTACTAGTAAGTGATACCGCTGTTATCGTTAGCGGAGTAGCTACGATTATAACAACAGTAGGCGCTGTATATACTCGCTTCACCTTGATGAAGATAAAGGCATCCGAAGCTTCAAAAGCTGAGCATGTAATATCTTTGGAAAAAGCTTTAGCAACCGAAAAGTTCTTTAACGAACGACTACTGAAGCACATCGATGAGCTAGAGTTACGTATAGAAGCTCTGGAAAATAATTTAAGTAATACTAAAATACAAACAAGCAATGTCAAAGGCACTCGCTCCCGTAGACCAAAAGCCTGATATGATTCAGACTTTATTGGCCGGTATTCTCTCCAAGTTCAGAGTAAACAATCCGGGACTATTCCTGTTGATACAGTTTGCTCTCGGCGTAATTGTTTATGCACTTACCAACTGTCAGGAAATAGGCGTTTGCGTCAATTCGCTATTCGGTAAGGTGTTGCTAATAGCCAACTATATTCTGGTAGTCCTGCTATCATCGAAGACCGCTTCAGTACTCATGGCCTATAACCAAGGCACTTATGGTAATTCACTTACTACTAGGGATAAGCCTGATTTGCTACAAACTCTCTTAGCGGGTATACTCGATAAATTCAGGGTTAAAAATCCGCAAGTATTCTTGCTGGTGCAATTCGTACTCGGTATAGTAGCGTTCGCGCTAACCAATTGCGCCGAGTTGAATATCTGCGTAGCTCCATTATTCGGCAAGATTCTGATCGGAGTGAACTATGTTCTAATGTGTTTGATAACCCCTAGAACTAGCTTTATATTAGATCAGGTAAGTTTAGTGCCAGCAAAAGAGGCTCAAGAAGCTGGTATTCAAAGTATTGAATGATCCATTTCACATCATGGTATAGAGGGTCGGTAGCTTCGGTTATCGACCCTTTTTTTATAGTCCTAGCAACCTTCCTATAGCATCAGATATAAGCTGCACTAATCCTTTGCGCAACCCATATAAGAATAAGATGGCTAATAAGACTGTGCTCACTACTCCTGTGAGTACGCCGTACCAGAACATTATTTAGCGATTTTAGCTAGGCGCCGAATGCCCAATACCTGACTGTCTTTGAAAGACATGATATTGACCTGGTTTGACTGATTGCCACCCAGCATCCATACTACGCCAGGGCCTTTGCGCACGAAAAATCCCACATGGCCTTCCCAGCTCGAAGGTTTAACACGCCATAGGATAACTACATCACCAGGCATTGCCTCGTCCATAGCCACTTCTTGGCCAACATCAAGCCAGGAACGTGCGTTGATCTTACCGCTAAATGTGCAATCACACTGTTCAGCAATCTCATTCACGAAAACTGAACACCAAGCCGTTTGGTCGTCGTTTTTGGAAGCTTTGACGTTAGCTATTTTCAGCCATTTAGCCAACCATGAAGTGATTGTGGGGCTGGAAGCTGGGCCTGGAATTTCCTTCAAGCCATAGAATTTCAAAGCACTTGATAGCAGCTCTTGATTAAGCAATGCCTCGCTAATGCTTTTAACCGTACCAGCATCAAGCGCCATATCGGTGCTCGCTAGTACCGTAGAGATTTGAGCAAAAAGTTGTGAAGTCATTATAATTGATTTTAAACAGTTCATTAGAAGAATAACCATGCAAATCAGCTATCGTATGATCGATAGGCAAGCCTAAATCTTTATCAGTGTATACCCACCAATGGCGCATACCATCTAGCTTTACAAAAAGCAACGGGAATTCGTGCTCAGTCTTAGCTTTTTCCCATACTCTTAGTAGCTTAGTGCGCCCCATATCCTTGTAACGTTTTGTCTCTATACCGAATGGGAAATGGCCCTCCGTAATCATAATATCCATGCTCATAAAACGTGCCATCTTACCTAAGCTACCACTACCTGGAGTTCGCATGAATTTAACACCTACCCACTCAGTTAATTTTTTAGCTAGTACTTTTTCATTATCCACACCTTTCTTGCGGGAATTAGCTCCTGTCTTGGATTTTCCAGTCCTAGCTCCTGGAAAAGCTTTGTTTAATAAATTGTTTTCCATAAGCTAAATATAAGATAAAAGATTGAATAATCCAAATTTGTTTAAAATTATTTTCTATTATCAGATAAATTTTTTATTTTTGATAAAATTTATAATGAATGGAAATCGATGAAAAATTGCAGCTGGATTTATTGCGCTATATCCGTACTAGACCTAAGCTATTCAGCTTATATCATAAGGATGCATGGGACGTTGTAATAGGAGCCACTTATCAGGTACTTGATGCTTATAATACGAAGTATGGAGTATTACCGAGTAACTTTGATACAGTATATATGTTCATGAACGATTATGCAGCTAGTCTGCACATGGATAGTGAGACTGTATTTGGCGATGTAACTAATATCATACGCAGCGCATTCGAGCCACCACGTTTGGATATTAGTTACCTACAACCACTAGCTGTAAGTACGGCTCAGAAGCTACAAGCTTTTGCTGTATTCAATAAGCATCTGGTAGCTATGACAACAGCTGATACCGAATTTGACATCAATGGCTTATCGCGTGAATTAGGGCGTATAGCAAATATAACAGCTACTGATCAACAAGTAGAAAGGCGTAGATTATTAGCTGACATAAATCTAACAGCTACTAATTTTACCAAGCACAATGTATACAAAAGCTCCATCGACGAGATAAATGCATGGCGCACCAAGGGAGGTTTTTATGCTCCTGAGCTATACGTGCTAGCTGCTCCACCTAAAGCATTGAAGACAATGACTCTACTAGGGTTGGGTATCGATTTCGCTCTAATGAATAAAATCAATGTACTTTATATTGATACTGAAAACGGCGTAGCTAATATACATCAACGCGGAGCTCAGAATATCACTGGAGCTTCATTCACTACCTATTCAATAGACAAAGCTACCGAGATAGCTCTAGCTATGCTACAGGAATATGGTTGTGATGTATATATACGTGGGTTTAGGCCAGGGCAAGCTACATATCAGGATATTGAAGAGGAGCTGGAGGAGCTAGCTGCTCAAGGCATAATAATAGGTATGATTATCTACGATTATGCTGATAATATGGTTCCAGTACATATGACAAGAGAAAGCCATAAGAACGCCGCTCAAGTTTATCTGGATTTGATAGGCGTTAATATGAAATATAGCACGGCTTCATGGACAGCATCACAAATAAAAGCGGAGTATATAAAATCCGACAAATACATCGATAAAGGAGCTCTTGGCCAAGCTATAGCTAAAGTACATCACGCTCATGGCATATTCTCATTGCTAGGAACTAAAGAAGAAAGAGCTCTAGGGCTACGCCGACTAGCTCCAGTAACTCAGCGTGAAGGCGTAGAAGATGACGATGGAGCAAATATGATCTACATAAGAGTCGAACCAGCTACACAAAGAATACTCGGAGTAGTGAATAAAGATGAGGTAGAAGCTATGTTAGAAGCTTATGAAAGTAACGGTGGTAATTCCAATCCTCAATCAACTACAGAATTCTCATTTAAGTCTAAAATAAATTTCGATTCTTTAGACGATAAATAAATTTATCAATAAAAATTTTGATAAATGGAAAATTTATTATAAATTGGATGATCAAAACTAAAATAGCTATGGGCAATAACCTTAATAACCAAACGTCGGTGCCCCTGTCCATAGACAGGGTGCGACTTACGCAATTGTTGGATTTGCGTAACAGTGAGCTGGAATTAGCTTCTGCTATATATCAGACTTACAGTATACTGCCTTACACACTTGGCGATAATGAACCAGCCTGCATACTAGGCTTGAGCGATATTGCCCGTCTGTACAATCTGCCTTATCAAACAATGTATGCTGCTAGTAGGGCACTTTTACTGAAAGGAGTAGTACGCCAAGAAGACCAAAAATTTGTATTGCTTCCAAGATTTATGGAAGCAATGTCAACTTACTGATTTTTCTTGCTAACCCTTTTTCTCAGGACTTTAATCGTTGTACAGGGTCGGCAATTGCCGACCCTGCTTTAATTCACAACTATGCAATTCACAGACACAAAGGAATTTCACGAGCTTATAGCTGAGTTCGAAAAGCTATTTAGCCATATGCAACCAGCTAGACAAGCTAAAGAAGTATATCATTTACAAAGTTTCTATAAACAAGGCCAAGTAAACCGACTATTTATAGCTTATATGCATGGCTATATGCTAGCTCGCAATGTCTATTTGACAAATGATAGCGTAACTTTCGAAATCAAGCCGACTTAGCTTCGGAAATATTGAGCTGGAAGCTCTTATATAATTATAAAAGACAAATATTTTAAGAGCTTGCAGCTCAATATGGAGTTGCGCGTAGCGCAACTATACTAATCGCAAGCGATTAGTATATTTATTATAGTAATCGCTTGCGATTACTAATTTTAAGCGAAGCTTAAAATTCCTAGGAGAAATAAAACAAAAAAATTTATTTTAAAAATAATTGAAAATAAATTTGGAGATATAAAATCTTTGTTTTTATTATCTAATAATGAATAAAATATATTATAAATTTAATAAAGGCCCGCGCGTGTACGCGCATATACACGTGTGCACGAAGCCGACAAAAGCGAAACATGAAAAGCGAAGTACAAGTCGAGCTAGAAAGAATAAGCGAAATGCCATTGTCTAATTATTCACAATGGGCTGAAATAGCTATGCGTATACTAAAAGTAGCGCCTAGAGAAAAGCAAGCTATATGTAATCGTTTAATAATTGATATAGCTAGCTATACATCTAGTAATTATTTTGCTATAGCACGTTTGTTAGCTCAATTCATGGACGAGAGTACTACCATCACTCGTATCGAAAGAGGCAAATTCGAATTGGTTACTTATAGCGCTAATATAACTGATTACACAGCTGTTCTTATATATCTACTAACAGCGGTAAACGAGTTAACTAAAAGCTACGCTAGCTTACAGGTGCAATTATGGCGTAAGGAATGTTTAGCTTTAAATATTCCATATAAGGATCGCAGAAGTTTTGGTAAACACGGCAGGACTGAAGCAGTCCGTGATAGCTTCTTTGCACAAGCTCTAGAAGCATTATATTTTGAGTATGTGGAATTCTTTAAAAATAATAAAAATAATTTTTGATTTTAGAATAATTATTATTATCTTTGATCTGGAAGAAAAAAATCGGAAGATGACACCAACAATCGAACAGACACTATTTCTCGAAGCTACGATCTCACCACAGATCAAAGACATATTGCTTAACGCAAAAGCCGGGTCGGGTAAAACTACTACTATAGTAATGGCAGTCAAAGCTCTACCACCTGGTTCCTCCATTCTGATCGGAGCATTTAATCGTAATATACAAAAAGAATTAGCCGAACGGTTAAAGGGAATACCTGGAGTTGATTGTAGAACATCACATTCATTTGGTCGTTCCTTATTGCCTTCTAAGCTTAGAATGGACGAGCATAAGCTCAACCGTCATTTCGATAATATGTTGCGAGAAAACGAATGGGAATGGCTTAAGTCAGTTGAGGATCGTGAGAATGTGCTAAAGGGCGTTAAAGCACTAGCAAATCTAATTCGTTTAGAGCTAGCATCCACGTCGGAAAAAATAATAGCTTTATGCAAAAAGCATGGTCTCATACTAGATGCAGCTCAGCGCGATGCCGGAAGGGAATTATGCAAGAGATTATATAATGATGTGGCTAACATTGACTTCACGGATATGTTATTTCTGGCCGCTACATTACCAGAAGAAAAATTACTACTACGTAAATTCAAATACATCTTTATAGATGAAGCACAAGACCTGAATGCTGCTCAATGGCGCTTATACAGACGTGCTCTAGCTGCTGATGGTAAGATTATAGCTGTAGGTGATAATTCACAAGCTATCTATGGCTTCACAGGAGCTGATGTAGGTGCTTGGAATGACTACGCTGAAAAGGCTGAGGTATTACCATTATCAGTATGTTGGAGGTGCTCGAAAGCCGTGATAGAGTATACAAATAGAATAGACACAGAAATAAAGGCTGCTGATACTGCCATTGATGGAATGGTTTACCATGACCAAACATTAGATATGGTGAGACCTGGTGATGTAGTGTTATGTCGTAATACAGCTCCACTAATCAAGGGTTGCTATTCTCTTATTGCCGAGGGCAAGAAAGCCATGATACAAGGTACCGACATCGGAGCTAATTTAATAAAATTTGTTCAGAGCTTTAAAGCTAATGACCTACCGGAATTGAATAGCTTAATGGCTTCTAAACTGAGCGAGACTCTTGATAAGCTCATGCGAGTATTCCCTAATATGAGTTTAGACGAAGTAGTCGAGACACCCAGCTATTCTAACCTAAAGGACAAAATTGATTGTGTGAATCACATGATCTATAATGTGCCGGATGTTAATGATACCGGTAGCTTATGCAAGTTTATTAAAACACTTTTTGGTGAGCAGACAGAAGGTGTATTATTCTCTACAGTACACAAAGCTAAGGGGCTTGAATGGAATAGGGTTTTCATCATGGAGCCGGAGCTACTAACACGACGGCGCAATGGGGAACAACCATGGCAGCTGGAGCAAGCACGTAATCTTGAGTATGTAGCGTATACTCGTGCTAGAGTTAGTCTGCATATCATGCGCTCACTAAAGAAACCCAAGAAATAATATCGAATAATCGAGCCTATTCGATTTTATTTTATCCCTTGATAATGGATATTAGATAGGGGGATAAAATCGATTAGGCTCTATACCAGATACTATGAGCTCGATTTTTGAAGAGATTAAAATAATTCATCCAGATATATCTCCAGGCACGAAGGGCTGGTGGAGATGTAATGCAGATGAAACACATACTGATAAAACACTATGTTTTAATTTCGAGACTTTTTGGGTCAATGATTTTAGAACTGGTTTATCGTGTAGTATAGTCAGCTACCTGCGACAACGCGGTGTTTATGTGGATTATGCTGAGGTACATAGCAACACTCTAGTAAAACAACCCAAACGCCCTGATAAGTTGCTAATGCATTTACCTGAGGGTTTTAAGCTCATTGGTAGTGATATAGATTATCTAGGTGAGCGTGTGCTACACTACGTTACTGAAGTGCGTAAAATACCATTAGACGTAGCTCAGGAAGCTATGTTAGGCTATGTAACTTTACGTACTTCACCTTGGTTTGGATATGTTATCTTTCCGAATATGGTACTCGGCCGCTTGGAGTATATTAGCGGCCGAGCTTTTCTAGCAGCTTATCCTAAACACAAAAATGAAGCTTTTAGCACGTTTAATAGGGGTAGTGCTGATACATTGTATAATCAAAATGCATTGTATAGAAGGCACACTGAAATATTCATACAGGAAGGATGTTTTGATGTACTCACATTATACCCGAATGCTATAGGTTTATATAAATGGAAAATAAGTGCTGAACAATTGCAATTATTACTAAAATATGACGGCACATTCGTGCTAGCTCCTGATAGAGGCTTTTATGCCGAAGCCAAGCAATTGGCTATACAATTAATGAAGCACCGTAAAAAGGTAAAATTGCTGAAATTACCTTACTCTGGCAAAATCAAAGACGTTAACGATTTGGGAGCTGATGTAGTACGTTACACAACTGCGGAAACAGCCCTGCTAACATATAGTACTCTATGAAAGATATACAAACGATAGCTCCAAACGAGTTGCTATTCGAGCTATGGGCATCCGGGTACCAGATACCCGAAGAAGCTCTTGTAGCTATACTTAGCCGCTGCGAAGCTAAGGCAACTGTAGCTAAACGCATAAAGAAAAGCGAAGCCATTTTTGTTGATAGCTCGATTACGATACTGCCTGAATCGAAAGCCGCTTTTATTACAATCTATGCGCGCTATACTAGCAAGAGAGGTTACGCCCCATTGATAAGAAATGACTGGGCTAAATTTCAGCGCGAGTTAACCCAACTACAGACATTAACTGAGCTAAAGAAATCGAATATAGCTATGGAGCTGGAAAGTATATTCGCCTCCATATTTAAGCGCTTTGTGAAGGAGCGCGAATTCAAACAACATCTAGCTACGGAATTGCAAGAGCGCTTGAATGCACTGCAATTAAACGATGATATAAATGCAGCTACATTCAAGCAGCTACAAGCAGCTTACATAAAAATGGCTGAGAGCAAGGGATTACATGAGTACGTAAAAATGGCTGTAGTTTCATTAGAGCCATTTGCTAAGCTAGTCGATCTAGCAGATATGACTGGTGCCGATTTGACTGATTTATTCTATGCGCAATTCCACATAAACTGGGGTAGGGAATTTCCTAAGCCCAGTAATTTATACGATGGTTCAGCATATGGTAGATACGCTGATTATCGTAGTAAATTGAAGAACCAATGAATATAGAAATATTTAACTCGCATGCCTTATTAGACACCGATGACGATGAACTATTCGGTAAACTACGTGCTTATTTCAGCATAACAGATAAGCTATTCAACCCAAGAGCCGGGCACTACGACTCAACCGAGTGTTTTATCTTGCCTGATGGTACTATACCATTGGGCTTATTGCCCGATGCTATTGAGTACTTGCAGGAGCTCGAAATCGAGTACGATATAGCAGATTATAGACGCAATATAGCCGTATTCGATAAAGCTAAATTAACTAATCCAGTTAAGAGCTTTGGCTCTATGCGTGAGCATCAGGCTGAAGCTCTATTAGCTTACGCTGAAAGATTAACTACTACTGATTTCAAAGAATCAGCTATTTTTGACCATGCTACCAATAGTGGTAAGTCCTATATTATAGCAGCTCTTTTAGATGCTCTGGAAGAGGGCTATGCTTTTATTCTGGTACATGATGCTACTTTGTACACTCAGTTAATTGATTTCCTCAAGAAAGCCGGATTTACAGTAGGCTCAATAAGAGGTAAGCAGATAATACCCGGACAAGTTATTGTCTGCATGTATCAATCAGTCATAAATAGGCACCATGAATTCGAACCTACATTAGTATGGCTTGTGAATGAAGCTACTTTATTAATAGTAGATGAATGTCATAGAGCGGGCGGTAATGAATACTACCTGCTAATAAATTCGTTAGGTGTAGCTACACGTATAGGTTTTTCCGGTACGCCGTTCTCAAGTAAGCACAATGCAGCTAAGATACGTGTTATGAGTAGCTTTGGCGATATAGTGCATAAAGTATCTACACAAAGATTAAATGAGGCGGGTATAAATGCTACATTACATGTTAATTTACTATACCATAGCGCCCCTATAATTACCGGTAGTAAAACTGATATGGAATACGCCGAAGTATACGCAGCTAATATCATAGAATCACCCGCCCGATTGAAGCTTATAATGGAAGCCGTAGGCAAGCATACCGAGGGTAATATTATGATTACTGTAAATCAGCTAGTTCACACAATGAAGATAGGCGAAGCAGTGATGCAAGCTTATCCAGAAGCTGAAGTTATAATGCTAAACGGTGGGCAACCGGAATATATGATACGTGAATTATTAGCTAAGTTCTCTACAAAACCCGAAGGGCGTAGAGTACTTATAACTAATATATGGCAAGAAGGAGCTAATATAGCTATGGATGTACTTATATATGCTCAAGCAGGTTCATCAGAGATAGAGTTGGTGCAATATCTAGGGCGTATGGGTAGATTAACATCAGCCAATAAATATGTTTACGATTTTTACGATGATGGAAAATATTGCGAAAAACAATCGAAAGAACGCATAGCCATATATCAAAGATACGGCTATAAAATAACTGCCCAATATGCTACTAAGATAGGTTCGTTAGAACCGTCTTTAGCTACTATTTATAAAAATGATAAATTATCTTTGGATATTCCAAAAATTTGATTATCTTTGATAAAATATTCTATCGATGGAAATGGAAAGAACAGCACAAACCGAGCCTAATGCCAAAGAGCCAGCATGCTTTGGCTTGGTATTCGATGCTAGGGACATAAATTGCACAGCGTGTCTAGCTAGCGCTTTATGTATGTTTGACTTCTATAATAAAGTTATAAGACCTAAGATCGATGAAGTAGGCTCGGATAAGCCTTATTTTGATCTCACTAATTTCGAGCTTGTAACAGATACTAGAATAGCTGAAATGCTAGCGTCGGGCATACTAGACGACAACGACATAGTAGAGGACATAATGTACAATTGTAAAAGCACACGCATTCTTGCCGAATATAGATTAAAAATCATTAAAGCCAAACTAGCTTATGAGAGTTCTATTTCTAAGTGACAATAGACCTGGAGTAGATAACCGAGGTGATTTCAGCCGTGGCTATAACTATCTGTGCCGTGCATTATTCGATACAGGTGCTATAAAAGTACCGGAACATATAACTTTCGATTATCAATACTTAAATACCGATAGCGAGTTGAAGTTATCGGATGCTCAGCTTAGGAAATCAGTAGACTTTAATAAGTATGCTGATTACCAAGTAATATTTTTACTCGGAGCTAGAGTAAGCAAAGTATTCGGTCTGGTCGGCAAGATGAGCGAATTAGTAGAGCAGCGTATAGTGCAAGAAAATGGCACTACATGGATTCCTTGCTATTCACCTTCTGCTGTTGAGCAGAACCCAGCTTACGAGCAGAAGATAGCGAAAAGGATATTCGATGAATTATATTTCGCTGTTACAGGTTTGGAGCAAGCTAGAGCAAAGCCCGCTCTTACTGAGCATATTATTATAACTACTAAAGCTGAATTCGACGATTTGATAGCGCAAGCTCAGATCGACAAACTATGGGCATTTGACTTCGAGACAACTAGCTTGAAATCATGGCTAGGCTATGTAACTATCATGTCCGTAGCGACGCGTCCAGGCAAAGCGGTAATTATACCGTATATGCATTTTGAGACTGTGGAATGGGAGGGGTGGTCCATAATGGACAGGATAGCTTATATCAACTCTGAGATCGAAGAAAAGATTTTCGCTAATACCTCGATAAGAAAAGTCGTGCATAACCTAATGATGGAAGGTATTTGGTGCATGCAAATGGGAATGACCAAATTTTACGGCGAATGGTTTGATGTAATGCTAGCCTCACATGTATTAGACGAGAATACATTGAACGGCTTGAAAATAATCACCGAGACTTATTTTCCTGAATTCGCTGGCTACCAGCGTGAATTACCACCCGATACAGACTGGGCAGCTATTCCAATGAAAGAGCTAGCAGCATACGGAGCTACTGATGCTGATATGACTATCAGAGCTTGCATACAATTCGAGTGGATGCTATTAACTGATGATGGCGATGGCACATTATATCGTTTATTCAGATCACATGTAATGCCATCAGCTTGGGCATTAGCTTGGACATCATTTCGAGGGTCATTAATCAATAAAGCCCAGGTTGCCGAGGCTATTGAAAAATGCTCAGAAGCGATAGAGCGAAGGACTAGAGAATTTTATGCTCACCCGAAAGTTAAAGCTTATTTGCTATATTTACAAGATAAAGCTCAGCAAACTACCATAGCGGCTATACAAGCTAAGATTGACGCTGAGCGAGCTAAAGAATTACCTAGACAGCGATTTCTGACGAAATGGAGTGATGATATTGTAGCTGCTAGAACTTCCGTGCCGGAAGTAAAATTTTCATTAGGTTCGCCTATCAAAGTTAGAGAATGGTTATATGGCTATGAGTTTATGGACATGCCGATGAAAGTTGGTATGAAGGGTGAGAAAGAAGCTAAGACCGACAAAGGTTATATATTGGAATTAGCTCAGAGATTTAACTCGGATATTTTGCTTACGTTCTCAACCATTAAGATGGTAACTAAGCTGCGCAATACTTACTACAAAGCTTTCGATACTCTACCCGACCCACAAGGATTTCTGCATACTGAGTATAAATGTCATGGCACACGGACTGGTAGGGTTTCCGCCTCCAACCCCAATCTGCAAAATATCAGTAATCACGTATATATACGCGATGATCAGGATTTGGTGTGGGGTGTAAATACTGTGCGTAGATGTTTTATATGCCCACCGCCGAATAAATACGGCCCGCAGACATTTATTCAGATCGATTATTCGCAAGCTGAGCTACGCTTGATTGCAAACGTTTCCGGCGATGAAACTATGCAACAAGCTTATCTGGATAAGCAAGATTTGCACTCAGTATCTGGTTCAGGTATTATGGAATTATCGCTAGAAGAATTCAAAGCGCTAGCCGTAACTGATCCAGTAGCTTATAAACAGGGCAGGACTTGGGGAAAGATGGGTAATTTTTCTGGTACATACGGTATTAGCGTATTCGGCTATATTGATTATGTGCGTAGAGCTACCAATGGTAAGATCATAAGCGAAGAGGAAGCTAGGAAGCAATTAGATGGGTTGCTGAAAGTCTACAAACGGCTACCTGAATGGTGGGAAATATATAAAGCCAAAGCACAGAAATTCGGCTATGTACGTACTATTTTCGGCCGTAAGCGGAGACTGCCGGATATTTACTCATACGACCGTAAGCTCGTGGCTAAAGCTAAACGTCAAGCTATTAACTCACCAATTCAAGGATCGTCTGGCGAGTGGACTATATTCGCTATGGGGGTATTAAGTAAGCTTATACCCCACGATATGTCCAGATTTAGTAATACGATACATGACTCTGTTCACATCTATATGTCCGATGCTTTTATGGATATTCTAGCTCCGATTTATGAAGATTTGATGGTTAACCCAAGAGCCGATGACTATCTGAATGTGGATGTTTCACGTTTAGTTGTGCCTATGAATATAGACTGGTCTGTTACTAAAACTAACTGGCACGAGTTCAAGGACATCAAATACGATAGTGCTGATCAAATAGCATCAGCCATCAGAAATTGCTTCATTAAACTTGAATAAAATTTGAAAAAGATAAAATAATTCTTTGAATTTCAATAGAATTATTTTATCTTTGATTTATTAATTCATCCATAAACTCACACAATGGCAACAGGCTTTGAATTCAATCTAGACCTTAATAAGGTCAAACAAGCTCAGGAAGCGATCGCCGAACGTGCAAAAGCTCAGTATGGAGAGCGAGCTGACAAAAGAATGTTATACGTCGACCAAGTAGGTAAGCAAGGCTACCCGGATGAAGTCTTCTATAGACTGATTCCGTTCGATCTTACTCCAGCCAACGGGCTGACCTATTTTGACCAGGTCGGCTGGTTTCTGGAACACCATCGTATCGTATCGGCTACTTCTATTGGAGAGCAGGACGATGCAATGGACATGTATCTAGCGGCTTTGGAAATGGCCAAAACCGACGAGGGTATAGCGGCGATTATCCATAAGGATAATTATGCCAAATTCCAATTCTCATCGCAATACTTGGCTCCAGTCATCGAACTGAAACCTGTGATCGAAAACGGTATATTTATGAATGCTTTTGAAGTGGACGAAGACCCGAAGAAAGCAATCCGCATGGGCTGCTTCCGTGAAAGCCTTTGGACGCAGGTGCTTACAGTAACGCAGAATGCTTTTAACAACCCTGGGGTTACAGTATATGGGCCTGATGCGCGTGTTTGGCAGTCATTGAAGACCAACGAAAACAATCAAGTTAGGTATAAAACCGAGCGTATCGAGTTCACGTTCAACCCGGAAACAGCGCCGTCTTTCACTGAAGCTCACAAAGCTGAACTGCTAGAATGGCAGACCGGTGGAGCTTATGAATTTTTCAAAGAAGGCGTCACACCAGCCGAAGAGCGCATGGAATGGATGAACTACATCTTTCAGGGCGAGCCGCGCCCCAAGAATGCTAGACCATTGAAAGAAGAAAAGAAGAAACAACAATTTGGTGGCAGCGGGACAGGCGGAGGCTTGATGGGTAAATTGAAGAAATAACTAAATAGCCGAAGGTACACGTTACCTTCGGCTATAACTATGTCTATGAAACCAATTCAGCTAAACTGTACTAAAGTAATAATCGATAATGAGCTTTACTTAAAAGTAAATAGCCCATTGATCAATAAATCGATTATATACCATTCAACCGAGCCAGAGTTTACGGTTGAGTGTACTGAGAAGAAAGAGCTACGTACGCTAGACCAGAATCGTTTCTATTTCGGTGCTATAGTGCGCGGAGGCATGAAAATAATGCGTGAATTGACCGGCGACTCTTGGGCGGATGCTGAGGTACATTCATTTAATATGGAGCATGTATTCGGTGTCAGACCACAACTCATAACTAAGGGTAATTTCCAGTTTACTGTGTTCGGCGTTACACTAGCAGACTTAGAAAGCAATTTTCGTAAGCTGGATTGGGATGTAAGTTTATTAGCCGGTGTTAAGCCTAAATCATCCAAATTCGACAAACATCTATTTGCAGCACTTATCGAATTATGCATTCGCTATTATGCTGAAAACTTTCAATATCATTTCTATGAAACCGACAAAGGACACATCTTTAGTAAGGAGCTATATGGCCCTGCTCACTGAGTTAATACAGCATCCTGATTATGTATGCGATAGCCGGCTCGGCTATATGAATGAGATTATAAATTACTCATTCAAATGCGAATGGCCTCATTCTTGGGAACACATGAATAAAGCTTTTCCGCACTGGAATTATGCTTACGCGCAAAAATTCTGCGATTGGATGATGTCCGGCTCCACTGACATGGAGGAGCTAGCTCAGATAAATCCTAGCGTGCGTCGTTTCATGCCGGGAGCTGAGATACCAGCTAATTTCTCTACGGCTTACGGCCCTAGGTTATTGAGCCAATTGGAAGGTAACCTGCGCGAAATACAGCGCGATAACTCCAGACGTGTAGTATTTCATATACTGGATAAGTCCGATGATTTCTTGCGCGATATTAACACTAATTTGGAATATCCGTGCTGTAGCGATATTGTCATATTCAAGCGCGACGCCGATATAGGCTTCCACTACAATATCGATGTAGTGGCTACATTCAGGTCATCCAATGCCTATATAACTATGCTATATGATTTGTATAACATAAGCAAATTTGTAGAAGCATTTGTCACAGCGCTTGGTAGGCTTGATACAGTAAGCTATAAACTTAATTCATTGAGTTTCCAAATAGCTTCGTCGCACATCTATGCAAACAATATTGAACAAGCGAAAAAACTTATAGGATGCTAGTGAGGTTAATAAGAGAACATAAAGCCGATGCTTTCGTGGTAGCTGAGAAAGCATACGATAATATACTAGATACTCTTTATAAAGAGTACTTAGCTAAAAGCATGGTTAGCCACGAAGGCAGTGAGAGCCAATTTATACAACCTATCTGGTTAGATATAGGTGGGCATGTAGGTAGCTCCTCTATTAAAATACATAGACGAGGTGCTTCGCGCATTTATACTTTCGAGCCAGAGCCATTCAATTTTGCGCTATTGTCGAAGAATACAGCGTATTACGACGATATAGTGCCATTGAATTATGCAATCGTAGGGCCTAATAATCTGGAGCAATTTATATTATATGGTAATCTCGGCACCAATTCAGGTAGGCACACACTGGCACCGGGTTTAAGCGATACACATTCCGTGACTCGGCTACCTATCAAAGCATTACAATTCAGCTATGTCATGAATATGACTAACGCTAAGTGTGCAAAGATTGATGTCGAGGGAGCTGAGCATACTTTTTTCGACGAGCTCCTAGCTTCACAACTTGAGTTTGTGATGATGGAGTACCACTGCGATGATGCAGCTCGTGATGGCTTCATCGATTACATGAATGTGTATACTGCTGAGAATATAGCCATAAAGAAAGGGTGGGACTTCCGAATCATAGAGCGAGACGACAAATATAAAACATTCATCGTAGTAATGACAAAGCATGCTAGCTTACTCTGATAAAATAAGTGGATTATACTGGGCATTAACTCCAAGCTTATTACTAAATAGCTATGACAGAGTTCACGGTAATTTTGCACAAAAGAGCTTATTCATACCTGTTTATGGCTATAGGAGCGACGGCTTTTATAATATAGAGCGTGATGGTAATTTACTGACAGTGCTTGGGTTTATACAAACTATAGCCGACAATGATACATTATATTGTATAGCTGTACCCGAGAAACTTACCACAGCCGGTTTAGGCTATCTTGCAAGCATTCAGGAAAACATGTGGGCACGTGGTATAAATATAGTGTATTTATTTATGACCTATGGCGAAGACCCACGCCATACACGCTCTCTACATATCAACGATATGTGCAAAATACACACTATATTACGTTACTTCAATACTATCTATATTGCTCCACAGAAAGCAGCATTGTCGCTATTAGATGCAATAAAAGCATACAAAAATATCGACATAGTATATCTTGCTTATGCTATAGCTGGCGCGGAGTGCACTATAGAGTCATATCGTAAAATGAAATACATAGATGGGGAGCTCTATAACAATATACCAATGCTGGTTGGTACTTTAGACCAATTAGCTCTATACCCAGAAGCTAGTAGAATAACCAAGGGTTATAAATCAGGTGATCTTTTGGTACGCGGTATAGCCCCTGTTATGGCAAAACCCAAGCACATTACAGCTCCTTTTATATTAGTACCTTGGAAACCATCGCATGAGCCTTATAAAGTACCTATAATAGCTAATGTGCTACATGGTCTACTAAAGCAAGGCTATAAAGTATACTCACCGTACGTATTGCACGATTCCAATGGCGTTAGCATTGGCAACACCATCTATAGTTCGGATAAGGCTACTTATCATAGCCTATTACAGTATGGGGCCGGTTGTATAATACCATTACTAGAACCTATGCATCATTGCCTACACTACACTTGTTACGAAGCGCTAGACTACGGTAATACTATAATTACAGTACCGAATGACGAAATACCGGATCACGAATGGATAATAAATGATCATACAGAGCTGGAGAGCGCTCTATTAAAAGCACTTAACACATGAAAAAAGTAATCCTATTTGACGGCTTACCCAGAACTGGTAAAACAACTGTAGCTGCGTTGCTTACCACTAAGCTAAAGCAACAAGGCTATAATGCTTTCTTATATTCGATGAAGGATAATATACCTGAATATGCTAGAGAGCATATAGCATATTTTTATGCTGGATGTGTGGAGGCTTTCTACGGTTTTGTTGATAACATGCCTGAGGATGCTATTATTCTATGCGATCGTTCGCCATTTACTGAATTGGTATACGGCCCTATTCGCCAAAAGAATATAGGCTTGGAGGCTATGATAATCCCGCCAGAAGATTTGCGTAGTCGACTTAAGGCACTTGATTATACATTATTAATTCTGGATAATACGTACGACCTTTATATCGAACGTGGCGCAGCCGAGAAAAATGGCCTTACCTATTCAGAGGAAGCTTTCTATAGCTTACGTAAGTCGATGCTAGACGAAGCTAAGTGTTTTGCTAGCTATCGCTTGATTGCACCGCAAGATTCATTACAAGGAGTTATGACAGCTTGTGAGCGCTTGATAACTCCAGATGTACAACCCGCTATTGACTTAGCGAAATTTATGCAAGTACAAAGCGCTTTTAATTCACGCATCTACGATGTGAAGCGCATGAGCAAATCAGCTAAGATTAAGCGCGTGCACGAATATATACTTGCGTTAACCGACGAGACTTTCGAGCTACTAAGGGCTACGAAGTATAAACTACATCAGCCAGGGCCTGCTACTATCGATAGGAATCATGCAGTAGAAGAAGCCATAGATGTATTCAAATACTTACTTTGCATATGCGAATTGCTAGAGCTAGGAGGCCCAGAATTCGCTAGAGTGTTTTACTACAAAAGCGAGATCGTAGATCAGAAACTAACTAATTTTCTAAGACAAAAACAACTACACAATGTTAATAATAGATAACTCTATCGTCACTCTAGCTAACTACTATGTGATCAGTAAATACACTGCACAAGAAGACATAACAGCAGAGCAACTAGCTAATAAAGTCATTGAGGCAGTTAAAGCACTGGAGCTAAGCTCTAAGACACAATCCAATAAACATGCTACAGTGCTAGTGATGGATAAGGGACGTGCTTGGAGAAAGGCTTTAAGCCCTAGCTATAAAAATGGCAGAGTGGGTAACGAAAAATACATGGAAATACGGCCGGAGACTGAGGAAAGGTTGGCTGGTGCTTTTCTCACTTTCGGTATCGAAGGCTTAGAAGCCGATGATTTAGCTTACATATTGACTAGCCATTATGCTATAGCTCGATTAGTAAGCAATGATGGCGATTTCGAAGCTATGGTACGTGGGCATGGCCATAGCTGGCTGAAATATTCTGATAGGAAGGAATACAGGTTACCTAATGATCACTCAATAGCTATTGACATAGCCGTTAAGGCTAATGTGAAGAAAGCTTTTCTAGGTTGTCCAGGTGATAACGTGCCTCCAGTATATAATGAATCGCAATTCCAGCGATTCAGTGCGTGTATAAAAGAGATTGACACTGAAACCAAAGAACACTTTTTACGTACCGGTATTGTGGATGATGTATTGAACTGTATTTGCGTATACAATAACTTACCTAGTTCGGCCTATAATTACCTATTCGATAATTATCTGCTCACGGGCTACAGTGAGGTTATTTATAACATGTTCTGCCCGGCTCCTTACGCTCAAGCTAAACAATGGATGCTTGATAATAAGGAAAATTTGTCCGGCTTAAAAGAAATTCGATATTTCTGAAAATAATTGCCCGTTTTATTTGGAATTCTTATTTTATTATCTTAAATTTGAATTCCGAAATGATTTAGATCATATTGATTTTTTAAACCAAAATCTAAAAGAAGATGGAAAAGCCTTTGATTAAGAACTGGGTCGCTGAAGCGGATGGTGGTACGGCTACACCAGAAGTGCTCGCAGCAAATGTGGCCGGCATGACGGTCATGCAATTAATGATGACCAGTGCCGACGGCACTAACGGTAACGCAGCGAAATTCGACGAGAGCGTCGCGGTTGCGGCAGTCTGCCGATTGGTCATCGAATTTGATCGTGGCAAGTCCCTGTTGGATGAATACGTAAAGCGGGCTCCTGAGGAAGTCCAGGCTTACGTGGCTCACGTAAAAGCTGAGGCCAATGCGCCAAAAGCCGGTGCTAAACTACCCAAGGCCACCAAGGAAAAGGCCACTAAAGAGCCAAAAGCTCCGAAGGAACCAAAGGCACCGAAAGCTCCAAAAGAGCCAAAAGCCAAGAAAGAAGTTGTGCGCAAGCACGGTGCTCCCAAAAAGCTTATCGAAGGCGAAGGCGAGGCTGCCAAAGTAGTCATGGACTCCACAGCCAATTGGGATGAAACCAGCAAGTCCTATTCCTTGATTCCAGGCGAGGGTTCCAAAGTAACCGTTGAAGCCTCACCCGGCCAGAAAGCCCTTTTGGGTGGTGCATCCACCTTCCAAGGCACTGTTACTGCCCGGTTCGAGAAGAACCACCAAGGGCTTTGGGTGACCGTTAAACCTGACGAAGGCGTTCCATTGCCCACGGCTTGGAAATCCATGTTCATGGTTCAAGTGGATGAAATGGTTGGTGGATTTGACCCAAGACCTATGCCATTCAAAGAAAAGGGAACCCGCACACCAGCTACTCAAGTGCCATTCACAGCACCTGAGACCGAGGGCACCGCCGAAACTCCTACAGCTCAACTGCCTGTCGACCAACAGCCAGCGGCTACAGAGACCCCAGAGGCGCCACAGGATGCTGCCAATTAGTAATTACGGAAAGTCGGGTGGTATACTGCCATTCGGCTTTCCGCAATATTTATAATATGATTGACATTAACATAAACGATTTTAAGTGCAACCCCGAAGTCCTAATATTTAGTGACCTTCATATAGGGCCCGGAGTTTTTCGTGGAGTGGAAGGCGATGAGGATATGCTGGAGCGCACTCATAAAGTATTAATTGATCTATGGGCTACTTGTGAAAAACTGGAGATACGCAAAATGATTTGCGCCGGCGATTTATTCGATCAAGCTTATACTATCTCAATAAGAGCCATTGATAGTACACTGGCTTTGGTAGCCAGATTGCAGGCTAACTACCCATTAGAATTCTATTGCCTTACTGGTAACCATGATCTTGGTACTCGTAATATTGACCAATCACAAGTAGAGCATTCCTCCATAAACTTACTGGCGCATGCTAAATTAGCTATTATAGCCGACAATATTGAGCTATATACTCGTAAAGCTATTTTTCGTTTTGTGCCTTATATGTTGCAACCGCAATCAGCTATCGCATCTACATTACGCGAATTAACGGAATTAGTTGAAGCTACTGAAGATTATCGTGGCTACTTGGTTATACACCAAACTCCCTCAATCAACACGTTAAACTTACCAGCGGATTTCGATGGTGAGGCCATACAATCACAAAGAATTTCCTACTTAAGTGGGCATATACACAAACCAGCTATTGGTATTAAAGGGCGCATATTAGGCAGCCCATGTCATTTAGCTGCTGATGATTTAGGCCAGAATAAATGTATTTACATATTGCTAGCTGACGGTTCGCTAAGGGCTATACCCACTAATTACACTACTGTGCGTCCGCACATTGTACAACAATTAGCTGCTATTGAAACTACACAAGAGGAAGCTACAGAACAGGTATATGGTAGGCCAGTTATCTGGGATATACTTGATGAGTATTCGAAGGGAGTAGCCAGCGATAAGCGTCTTGTTTACATTCAACAATTCATAGGCAAATGATAAAACTACATACTCTAAGGATTGAAAATTTCCGATCTATAATCGAGCCTAAGATCATATCTTTTCCAGATAAGGGAATTATTCGATTTAGGGGAAAGAATGGAGCAGGCAAGACCAGTGTGATGGAGGCTCTATATTTTTGCCTGTATAATAAATCCATAAAATCAGGTGGGACAGTACAATCCAATCTAACCGGCAATTCAGTAAAAGTTACATTACATTTCAGTGTCGACGGCACTAACTACCAGCTCACACGCGGTGCTAAATCAGTCGAGCTTCTGAAAGAATTCGAAGGTAATTATAAACCAGAGGGCTTATATATCAAAGACATTAATGCCAGGATAGCTGAGCTACTTGGTATGACTGCCATGCAATTTCAGAATGCCATTATAATGGCATCAGCTTCTCGGCGATTGGGCGACTATGATGAGAATGAAAGACGTGAATTTTTCAAGTCATTATTCGATTTGGATTGGGTTGATGCACTACGAGCTAAAGTACAAGTAGACTATAATCGTATAAAAGCCGAACTAAGTAGCGCTACTGCGCAGCTAAATTCAGCTACACAGCGCCAGACTACAGCTAATTCGAATTTAGGTAATTATCAGAAATTACAAGCTGAGGCAGAGGCTATTTACGCGGAGCAACTAGCTGAAGCTACTAAGCTATTCACGCAAGCCGACCATGTTCTTCGTAATTTACCAGAGCCATCAGCACTAGCTCCTTTATCGCTGGAATTACAGCAGATTCAGTTAAAAGAAGCTGAGGAAGTAGCTATGGGTTTTATGACAGACCTAGCTAGAGGTAATACTAGATTGTCACACATAAAGAGCGAAACCATAACGAAGCCAAAACCAATAGCTACAGGTTGTACGGCTTGCGGTAGGGAATTCGACCATGATTCATTATGTGTAGCTCGAGCTACTTATGATAAAGCCTTGCTGGAGGCAGAAGAAGCTGAAAAGATTAAACTAGCTAAGATAGATGAACTCAATGAAGAGCTGAGCCAATTGCGTGATAGTTATAAATTGGCTAGAGCTGGAGCAGATGGTATAATCGCTCATATAAAGCAATTGACGGATGCGCATAAAGCACTAGAGCGTACGTATAATGAACAATTACAAGCTCATAATAGCGCTAAGCTAAAATTCGAGATGGCACAAGCTGCTCATAGAGCTAAACTACTAGCGAAGCCTACCGACTACTCGGAATACATAGAAAAAGCTACTCTGGAATTATACGAGGCTATACAAGCTAAAGAAAAGCTAGAGTCAAATATACTTTCATTAAATGAGGAATTCGAGTTAGCCAATTTTTGGTATACTGATGCTCTAGGGCCGAATGGAATTAAAGCCCATGTTACTAAGGCTCTATTTGTCAAACTAAATAAAGCTCTTGACCGCTATTCCAAACTATTTGGCTTGGCTGTAAGATTCACTATCGATGCAGAAGCTACACGTACTAAAACTGAATTGATTATAGCTAGAGCAGATGGAGTTATTATACCTTACGGTGATTTATCACAAGGGCAAGTAACTAGAGTCCAGCTAACGCTACAATTGGGTTTATTCGACTTGATAGCAGATGGCAGATGGCCTCTAATGCTAATCGACGAACCATTCTTAGGGCTAGACGAGGATGCGTGTATGGCTATAATGGAGTTAATGCCTGTGTTATCCAAGGATAGGGCTATATTTATTATCGATCAACAACTTGGTGAATTTCCGAATTCCAAGACATATACTTTCGAATTAGTTAACAAGCAAACTGTGATGAAATGAAAAACCACACTAAAGTATATTTTGACCATTTTTACGACGGCGATACCACTGTAGCACCTATATGCGAAATATGTTTCTTATCGGAGGTGGAAAGACAAGCTCAGGATATACACCATATAGGCGGTAGAGGCTCAGGTGGCTCTAAGCTATTAGACATACCAGAAAAGCTGATGGCTTTATGTAGACATCATCATGAGCTGTGTGAGAATGAAGCAATAAGCGACGAGTCGCAAATCGCTGATCATTTGGAATTCGCTGAGATAATGGGCGTCGAATTGGATGCTCAGATAGCTAACTATACATTACACCAACTAACACAACTGAGTAAAAATGGCTAATTCTACTACACAGCCCGTTATTAGTTATACTGCAGGCCAGCAAGAAGCACATACGCTGGTACGCAGTTATCTAATGGGTAAATTAAAGCTAAACTGGGTATGGATTACAGGCCCTGCTGGTACTGGAAAAACACTCATAACTACTGATATAGCTAGAGGTATGGCGCAGCGTATGAAAATATGCATAAGCGCTCCTACCGGAAAAGCTATAAACGTGCTCAAAGCTAAGCTTGGAGATGCTCCTATTTCAGGCTTCCGTACTGTACACAGCTTACTAGGCTTGAGAGACAACGAAAACGAATTTGAGCCAGATTTCATAAAAGCAGCTGATGTAGCTATCAAATACTATGATGCTATTTTCTTCGACGAGAGCAGTATGCTTAATAATGATATGTTTAGCTCTCTTATAGAGCACCAAGGTAAATGTAAATTTGTATTTATTGGTGACGTAGAACAACTACTGCCACCTAAAGGGCAACAAGCTAATGTATTCTACGAATCCGATGATATAAAAGGTGTACGTTTGACCGAGATAGTCAGGCAAGGTAAGTTATCACCGATTATACAGCTAGCTTCGCATCTACTGACTGATTTTAGTGTGCCTGATAAATTCGTGCTTAATCTGCACGAAGGGCACGGCACATATTTAGCTGATTCAGCTATTAGTGATGAACGTACATGGTTCAGAGAATGCCTGCTAGATATTTTTTCTAGCCGTGAATATAGGGATAACACTAACTTTGCGCGTGTCATATGTGCTACTGTGAATATGACCAGTAAAATGAATGATACATTACGTAGCTACATATACGGCGATTCCGTGCACGAATCTAAGATTTTATATGGTGAGAATCTTATAGCGAATGGCAGGCACGTAGTGGATGATAATGTAGTACTGGGCAATAACGATCAGATTAAAATTCTATCGTATACTGTAGAGAACTATGATCTGACTGATCAGATTAGGTTCAAAGTTTATAATGCGCATGCTCTACTCATAGATCAGGAAACCGAAGTCGATATTCGCATATTGCATGAGGACTCGCAAGCTGATTACGATATGTTGCTTACTTATTTTAAGAGTATGCAAACACAACATCGTAAAGGCACTCCGGCGTATTCGGCAGCAGCAGCTAATTATAAAAGGCTATTGAGCACTTTTGCTCAAGTCGGTTACAATTATGCTACCACGTGCCATAAAGCACAAGGTTCGACTTATAATAAGTCCATAGTATTATTGAATAATCTACTACAAGTTAGCGATGCTAACTGGGGCTACGATGAGAAAAGGCGTTGGTTATACACAGCTGTTACTAGAGCATCGCAAGATGTTATAATGGTAGTATAATGCCAAATTGGACAACCAGCTCTGGTCAGATTATAGTTTGTGATGACTATACTTTATGGCTAAACGATTTAGGCTGGGTGCCAGGAGCTATGCTAGCTTATATAGCGCTACATCACCCAGAACTACTACGAGAGTTCATAGAAAGTGTATACAAAGAGCACCAAGTAGATTACGATAAATTGATTCTTAAAATCCCCGAAAATGTTTAATTTTCAGGGATTTTAAGGATGATATAGGGAATTTCAGGATAAATATTCATATCTTTAGGGATTGAAAAATAATTTTGAAAAATCCGAAAATATGAATATATTTGTACTTGATTATGACCCAGAACTAGCGGCGTCTTATATGTGCGACCAGCACGTAGTAAAAATGTCGCTAGAATATGGTTAGCTATTTAGCACTTATCTGCGTTCGCTGGGTATAGAAAAGCCTATATACCAGACATACGACAGTAACAAGCAAATTATGCACGAATTCTTGATGAAAGCTACACATATAAATCACCCATGTGCAGTATGGCTTAGGCAATCATTAAGTAATGTGCAATGGTTAAATACTCATTTACGTGCTACTTTAGTGGAATACACATTCCGCTTCGGTAAGCCTATGAATGCTAGATTACTGAGTATAGCTGATACTATCGACACTATTAATGTGCCTGATATAGGGCTTACGGCATTCGCACAGGCTATGCCGGATGAATGCCGTAATGAATGCGCAGTAGCTGCTTACAGAACTTATTATTCAATTCATAAATGCAAGTTCGCTCGATGGGCACACGGCCCCCAGCCCTGGTGGTGGCAAAACAACTAAGTCATGAAGAACACTATTAATGTTTTGATTTTATTACTATTGGTTACTGGCTTATATGGCCGTAAATCCATTGGGGCTCCGGCATATCACAAAATGCCAGCTCATTTCAAAGCTTATGTGGAGGAACACATAACAGTAGCTACCACTGAGCATAGCTTATTCGGAGTACCAGCTAGTATCACACTAGCTCAAGGCTTATTGGAGTCAGCCGCCGGCACTAGTGACCATGTGCGCCTAGCTAATAACCATTTTGGCATAAAAGCCAAGGACGGTAATCCTTTATTCGTACAGCTAGCTATAGGTAAAGTGAAGTTTAGCGAAGGCGATTTTGCTAAATACGCTAGCACTTGGTGGTGCTTTCGACATCATTCTAAACTATTAACTAGCGGCTCCTACGCGCATATCCTAAGCTTATCCGGTAATAATTACAAGGGTTGGGCATACCGGCTAAAACGTGTAGGTTATGCGGAAGACCCTCACTATGTACGCAAACTCATAAAATTAATTGAGAATTTCGAATTATGGCGAGCTGATGGCCATTCGAAACCCGTAGCTAATCCAAATACCAGACTATGATAAGCCCAGAGGACTGCACAGTAGCTTTACAAGCATTTGAGCGAATGGATGATGTAGAAGCATTCAGCTTATCTATCCAGATGTTATGTGTACTAGCTAGGCGTCACGGTAAGGTTACAGGCCAACCGTGTCGTATAGATCATGTGAAGCTAAAAGCAGTCCTCGACGCTTATGACCAATCGGGTTTAGAGCATCCTTACTTCAGTGAGGAATTCGGCTATTTGATCGATTTTGTCGATGCATTCTATGAGCGACTACACCAAGCTACATTGAACCAATTCAATCGCTTGGACGCGGCCAAATCTATGCCAGAAGTTTCCAAGCGATTAGCTATGCTGGAGAAACACTGGAGCTATAAGCGTAATTTTACGACTAGCGTACCAGTTGAGAAAGCTTCTAGCTTAACTATAAATTCATTTAAACTGATAATGCCAGATTCTATAGGTAATGTTCGGCTAATAACATCGGAAGGCGAGTCCGACATGGTTGAGGCAGAGATTATCGAAAGATATGGACATCTAATTCCAATCAATGAAAATCAACGATTATCAGAAGGCCGCCCTGAAAACGGCTAGATACCCTAATGTTGGAGCTAATCTTAATTACCCAGTGCTGGGCTTATGCGGAGAATTGGGTGAGCTTCTGCGTGAGCAGTATCTCAATAAGATGTCGAATAAGCTAGTAGACGAAGCTGGCGACGTGCTATGGTATATAGCTGTTGTAGCCCATGAGCTAAAGCTAAAGCTAACTGACTTGTTAGCTATGGTGGATATATACGTGGAAAGCCTAGATAAGGCGCAGGAAGCTTTGACCGAAATGGCCAAGGAAATACACATGTTAAATGCACCACTAATGCACGCTGTAGCTAATGGCACTGAGATAGCTAATGTATGGAAAAAAGCACAGCGCGACGATGACGGCGTATTGAGCTTAGCCCGTGCTGAAGCTATTAAATTTCGCTTAGCTTGTACATTAGTCGCTTTATGTGCATACCTTACCGAGTGCGGTATTCTACTGGAAGTAGTAGTAGCATATAACATCGAAAAGCTTAATTAATGAGTGTAGCCGCGCCAGCCCCGTTCAATGAGCATAATACTACCAGAGTATTTTGGCAGCTCGCTAAGGCTTGGCAGGATAACGATACCATAATATTGCAGGGCGGTACAAGCTCTTCGAAAACTTATTCCGCCCTGCAATGGTTATTATTAATAGCTATAACCGAGGCTAATGCTGTGATAACGATCACGGGAGAAAGCTTTCCGAACATGCGTAGTGGGCCTATACGCGATATAGCTAATATATTAGCTGTAACGCCGGAAGTCAAGGATCGTGTAGTTAAGTTCAATCGCACTAATCATGTGTATTTATTTGATACAGGGTCAGTTATCGAATTTCGGGTATTTGAGACAGAGCAAGGAGCTAAATCAGGTAAACGGCAATATTTATTTATAAACGAAGCTAATGGTATAGCCTACAGCATTTATGATCAGCTTCGTTTACGGACTACGAATAAAGTAATACTGGATTTTAACCCTACAGCAAAGTTCTGGGCTCATACACATGTGCAAAAACAGGCTAGAGCAATACTACTAATATCCACTTTCATGGATAACCCGTATTGTTCGCCTAATATTATAGCTACGATAATGAGCTATAAAGCTACTGATGCTAATAAATGGCGTGTGTATGGCTTAGGTCTCACAGGTGTAGTTGAAGGAGCTGTTTATCCTAATGTGCGCTGGATTTTAAACCACGAATTCGAAGCTCGTATGCTAACTCATAGGGGCTACGGCTTAGATTATGGTTATGACGGTGACCCATTAGCTATGGTAGAAGCAGGGCGTGATATGGATTACCCTAATCGCATTTACGCTAGGTGTGCTATTTATGGTAATTACATAACTAGACCAGAGCTGGCTAAAATGATGGACGAAGTCGGCGTAGGCTACACTGAGGTAGAAATGGATGATGCAGTAGCTAAAGAGCAGGCTGATTTATTAAAGAAAGAGAATGGCTTCAACATAAAATCAGCTAACAGACGTGGTGGCTCCATTAAACGTGGAGTGGGCATAATAAAAGAGCACACATTGTATCTAGTAGTTCATACAGCTTGGATGAAAGAACAAGAGCAATATGTGATAATACCATCAAAAAGCTTGAATGGGGAAGAGACATATAGCACTAAGCACAACCACATATGGGATGCTTTACGCTACTGGGCTTTAGGTAAGTTAGCTGTACCCGAATTGCCACCCTACGAAGAACAAGCTTATTCAGTGTAACTTAAACCAAAGCATATGAACAAGGTCGTTAGAAACTTGCTATTTACTATTATAGGCTTGAGTATTGCTACTTTTGCTTATCAGTATTTTAGCCACACCAAGGCTTTAGGCCTTAGCAGTAGCCCAGAGGCTGAATTTATACAGAATGATTTGGACTCGTTGAATGCTGAGTATACCAAAGTAAGCTCAGAGCTTTACAAAGCTCGTATAGCCTTATACGAAGCAAATGCTCAATTGCAACAAACCGATTCCATAAAAGCCGGTGGTAGATTCATCTATCTGGTGACATTCCAATGTACTGACATAAACTTGGAGCTAGCCCATACTAGAGTCGATTCTACAGAACGAGCTTTTACTATAGTGCTACCAGTTTCACGTGATTTCTACAATAGAGTGACTGAAGGTAACGTATTGCAAGCTGGCTTGGATTATGGTTTCATTTATGGTGAGGACGTACTCTATGGCAAGAGTATACATGTAGCAGCTAAAACAATTGTGCAAAATGGAAAATAACATAGAAGCTTTGCCGCTTGAAGGCGAGGCGCTGGATGCAGCACTGGAGCAATTTATAGCACTTATGATAGCGCTGCGTCCTAATTTCGGAGCTAAGGCTCAGGGAGCAGCTTTTCAGGGTGTCATAATGACATTGGGTGTAGTATTCCCGTCACATAAAGAAGCTCTCAATGTGGCTATACCTTCATTACCGGTGCGTAAAGTGGTGCGTACTGGTGATGTCAGTATACGCCAAATGAGTAATCCTAGGCCGGTGGAACCCGAGTGCCCTACGTGTGGTAAGAAGGTTGACCAGTCAATGGTGGCCGGAGCCGCTGTAGTGCAGATGGTGAAACTACAAACAAGCGGTGCTAGTACAGCTAGCTTGGAACCAGGAGCTATGGACTTGCCCGCTGGCCCGGTATCTTCCGATCAAGTCGGCTCTATTATTACTTATGATGGAGTACATGGCCCTGAGACCCTACCTACAGACGAGAAATGGGCGGGCTTACTCACTACACTACCTGATTTGGATAGTGCATTGCAATTTTACTTTACGTTAACAGGTAAGCGTTATTCGTCAAAAACCAATCGTGATCATATTTCTGTGCTTAAGGCCATACATGCCTATAACGATACACCCGCATGATAACTTACCGACTGGACAATGGTAAAACTTGTGAATTGCCGACCGTAGCTAGCGAGCTACGGTTTAGGCAGTTTATAGATATGAAAGCCGTAGAGCAGGCTTATTTCGCTGATCAGACATTCGGCTATAGAGCATTGCCTATGATATTGGAGCCCATTATAGGAGCTGAGGCCCTGAATGAGTTGGAAATGTACGAGCCGGCTAGTGGCGAGACGCCTAGGCCAATACAACCGGAATTCCTGACTATCGACATGGAGTTCGATACGCTAAGTGTGTACAATCATATATACGCAGTAATAGAATCATACCGACCTGAGTCAGCCGATAACGTAATTGAGTATGCTGGTGAGCGCTATTTGCTAGACTCTACGGACATACTAAAGGGTACAGGCAAGGTTAAGGTAGGTGCTGCTATAGTAGCTATGGAGCTTGGTAAGCATTTCCAAAAGCTTATAGATATAAAGGGTGACATGGAAGGCAATTTCGCTTTTTCATTGGGTTTACTGGAAATAGCAGTATTGGCTAGACGCGAAGGCGAAGTGTTGCCTATAAACGTTAGTGAGCGTGACAAATGGCTAGAAGAGCGCGGTAGGCTATTCGAAGATTTGCCGCTAAGCGAAGTGTTAAAGGTGCGATTTTTTTTTCGTCGTACATTGAGAGGTTATATAAAGACACGCGATACGCTGCTTTCTGGAATGAGCTCAGCTTCACCATCCCGGCAACATCACAAGAGCGCGAAGCCAAAGCCAAAGCGGCGGAAATTTCCCACGAAAAAGCATTGATGTTGGGTTGGCACTCGGTGTATGATCTAGTGCTTGAAAAGGGCTGGGCAGCTGAACAGCATGTAAGTCCTGTGTTAGCAGCTTGGGAATTTGACTTTGAGATAGCTGTTGACCTAATAGCTAGATTAAATATAGCTCAAGCCTGGTAGCTAATATATTTTTCATAAAATATTTTGATTATTCAGAGAATTTATTTATATTTATGGAATGATCAAAATATAAATGACATGTTTAGATTCCTAGTTGAGTATACGGTAGGGCATGTTTGGAAAAGTAAAGAAGTACTAGACGTGGACGCTGATTCAGCTAAGGCTCAAGTGCGCAGAAGCGTAGCAGGAGCGCGTAATTTAAGAGCTTATAAAAAGGCACAAAATGCTTGATACAATATTATTGCAACTCGCAAAGACTATAAGAGGCACTGAATGCCTCAATTTCGATACATTCGCTGTCATCAATACAGACGACGAATTTTCGGCTGCTAATTTAGGTAAAACATGGCAGGATTATAATAATGGGCATTTCTGGTCGCGCTACTGGGTGTCGGCTGGAGCCAGTATCGACAAACTAGTAGCTAGATTTCCCATGTTATTATGGGCTAATGGCCCAGTATCATTTCGTAAAGACCTAGCATTTGAGGGCCCATGTTTCACTGGTATGCTCGCTATAGGAGTACTACCTGATTGCTCTTATTGCCCACCTGCATGTAAGCAAACTCCTACACAAGCGCGCATCTGGCAAAGGTTAATGTTAGGTTCTATAATGAACGAATTAACAAAGATAGTACGCGTAGAATATTTTTCTGGAGCATTCGCATGGTTGTACTACGCGGACTACAAAATAGCTAAGGAAGCGAATACTATAAAGTGTATACATGACGAATTGGATATTCAGTACGGCGAAGCTCGTGAACTCGATCGCACTTATAATGGAGGCATATATCTGGGAATTGAAGTTACATTATGCAAATGTGTAGCTACCCTAGAAATACAAGAACAACAACTATACCCCATAACAGGGGTAACAAAATGCACACTATGCTAAAATACAGACTTTTTCAACTAGCTTCGGCTATTACGGCTATTAGCTTCGGCATTACGCTGTGCTATATGGCTAGGGTTGTATGGGACGCTATAGGCTCCGGTCGTTACTTCGTTTCAGCCTTCTTCATAGCTATATTTATAGCTTTGTTAATGTTTGCTTATGATTGGCACAAGAAACCTGAAAGAATCAAGCCTAAGGTATAACCCTTCGAGCCTGGTCGATTAATTTCATCATTCCATAATCTATATCGATGAATGTAGAAGATACATCTGGCTTGAATTCTCAGGAGCCTACAATCACAAGAGTCTATAAACTTCATAAGCTAGACGGCGAGGTGGAGAAAATAACTTTTGCAGGGCCTAAGGAATTATTTAGAACGGTAGTAGTGAAATACGCTGAGTGGTGGTGCCCTACTGGATTTAAAATAGATCACAGAAGCCGCACTATCGAAGCTCTCGAAGTGCCTATCAGCGTAAAGGCTGAGATAACGAGTATTAAACTAACTACTTCCCATATTAGAGAAGTGCTAGAAAAGCATCGTTCTGGTACTGTAGTATTCACAACTACCAGTGGCCGTAATTACGGCGTACGCATTATAGCTAGCCGTTACCGTAATAAGCAGATGTACAAGCTACTATATGATGCAGAACGAGTAGGCCCAGAATTTACTTATTCTAGTAGCAAGCTATTAAAACTAGCTGCTATTATTAGTGCTCTACGTGGTTTGGCATACACAGAGAAAACTTACTACATATGAAGCACATAAACGACATCGACGAAAAGAAAATAGAGCAACTTAGCGCCCTGTACCGAAAGAGTAATGAGTCGGACAGTATACACGAACGTAACGCTGCTGGAATTGCTTTTCTTAAATATCTGGAAAAGCTAGGCTTGACATACGACGAATGGTTAGGTAATAAGCACACTATGATAAAGCTGCGGATAAAATTACATCATAAGAAGCTTTTCTATCATTCCTTATGGGTAGTATTTGGTAAAGCTTATTGGGAGAACTATTCGTTTGTATACAGTCGTTATGGTAATATAGTAAAGACTGAATTTGAAGTATTCGGCCCTTTGCAGCTAGTTGCTGAGTTTCAGCAATATTTCGCATTCCATAGCGACAATTACGATAAGGAGAGCGAGCTATTCATGGTAGCTTATATACACGCACAAGATATGTACGGGCCTTCATTGAGAGGTGAAGAGGATAAACCGGATAAACCAATGACGCCGGACGAACTGCAACGAGCTAGGGCTATAGGCCACATGAGTCAAGTAATTACTAAAAAATACAAAAAATACATCAATGGTTGAGCGAATACTTTTAATAGCTACATTCATAGTCTGTGCTAGTGGCTTCACATGGGTAGCTCTTAAAGTGCAGAGAGAACAGGCTGAACTAGCTGAGTGCAAGAGAACTAATATCAAGCCACCTGTAGTTCCACATGAAGAATACTTATGGTCTGTTGTATTTCAAAGAACAGAGGGGCAACTTGATACTATGGAAGTGATGACTAACGATACTGATACTGATTTCGGCATATTCGCTACGGATAATAGCTCGCTTCTAGTAACCGTTGATGGCGGTGGTATTATGAGCTACCAAGCTTGCGATGCTATCAGAATATTGGAAATCAAGCTAATAGCTGATTAATGAATAAAGTCCACTTCTCAGCCATATGCTTCTTATTTGTGTTGCACGAATGGAGCGAGCTACTCAGCATAGTTTTTGGAGCTATGTCACCGATAGCTATATTCACTAGATATAGCTTCGTGGTGCTTACACCTTTATTGCTTGTATTATTCATCTTGATATTTTTGTATGAAGGGTTTCACATTATTAGAGGCTGGTACAAAGCTAAAGCAAGAGCTGGTAGTAGAGCTTAAAGCTCAAGGGCACTATTTTAGCGGTAAGTTAGCTGATATGAAGGTGGTTGTAGCTACCGAGGGTGACACGCTAGTAGCGAAAATATACATGGAAGAATATGGCCTTATAATCGATAAGGGCGTAAAGGCTGATAGAGTACCATTCGGAGCTAATCGCGGGGCTTTTTCTGAATTGATCGAAGGACTAAAGAAAAGATTCGGTTCGCTTGAAAGTGCTTTCAAAATAGCTAAGAGTATGGCGTTTTATGATTCGCCTACTCCTGGCTCATTTGCTTTTTCGAGTAATGGTCATCGTACGGACTTTATAGGACGTACTATTATAAATACTAGAGTACTTGATGATGTGACGAAGATTATTTTCGATAACATCGACGCGTACATAACACAACAACTAAATGTGTAACGTGATAATATTACAGCTTTTTATGCTGCTATTCGGTGCTGATTGGGAAGCCGAAGCAATCAAGGGCACATTGCCATCGGCTACTATAAGTGCGGTAGATTCTACGCGTTTGGCTACGTTGAATGTAGCTGAATTAGGTGCATTCTGGGTTAATTTCTCTAAGTTCTATAAGGACGAGCGTGGTATGGAACCGGCGTTAGAGGGCTTAGCTATTATTAAATGCTATAATCCCTGGGTATACGATACGCGTACTGCACAGCTGGAACCGTATGCTAAGCTATACGTAATGGATGATTTCGATGCTCTAGCATTCATTGAACAGCTAAAACCTATACGATGAATGCATATCTACTATTTTATGTTTTGGGAGCTATACCTACATTGATATTGGCTATATTGCAGTTACTTAGGCTAAAATCAGGTAAAGCCAGTTTGGGCTACGACACCGACTACGAGCTATACGGTAGCTTTATAAGAAGTATTAAAAGGCGTAAAGTAGTGAACGGCTTATATGGCATGGACTGGTTACCAAGCGATCTCATAAAGATGGCGATAATGGGTGGCTTAGTGTGGGTTATTTTATTTATAGCCTGGGTAGTTGGCAGAATTAATTTACTAATCAATAAAATCGACGGCGATGAAAAAGATTAACCTATTGTTTTTAGTGCTATTAGCTGGGTGTTCTTATCAAGACCCTACGCCAGCTAGTGAAGTGCAACTGGATCGTGGCATCGCTTTATATAAGCTATCGGAGGTTCAGGAACAACTATTCGCAGTGCATGCTACTCGTTGCATAAAGGGTAGGGACACCAGCTATATAGGCTATAGCTTGAACAATAGCTATAACCATACTACGGGTCTGGTGGACTTCGAAAAGATGGAAGCTACTGTTTTCGCTAAAGATCGCATAAAGAAATTTTTTATTTATCCTTAATATTATTGGAATTTTCAAATAATATTAATATCTTTGATAAAATTCATTGATATGAAAAGAAAGGATTACGCCAAGCTGATTTTAGAAGCGCCGGACGGCTTACTAAGGGTCGATGATTGCACGTATGTACGAGTCGATTTTGAAGCTATCGATAAAGGCAGTTGGTATGGCTTCCGCGATAAGCCCGGACTTCATTATGGGGAATTATCCATCATCATGCAACCAGGAGTTACTGTGAGCAATGGGCTGGATTGGTATAATAGTAAATTCCAAATGAAGTGTGCAATGGCTCATAGCTATATGCAACATCTTACTCAAATTGATCTGCCTTATAGCAAGCGCAAGAAGGAGTTAAGCAACCCAGAAGTGCTTGCAATTTTCCATAAATTAAGCACTTACGAGCAGGCTACAATACTAGGGCGTTTCTTTAAGCGCCTAGGCGATAAGATGTCGGATATACGCGAATTCCCCTATGCTCTGAGAATAGCCGATTGTGACGACACTTACTACGAGTTCCATTCGCTTTACCTAGCTCCGATAAGTGCTATGGTGAGCGGGTTAGATCAGCCAAGCGTAGCTTGGGAGTTTCCTTCATTTATGACCGAGTTACAAGATGGCTGGACAGCTAATTGAAAGAACCGAGTTATTCACTAGGGCTTTATACCCTAGCTTACAGCTAACTGATTACGGAGCTAAATGCTTAATAGGAGGTTCAGTAGTAAAGGTTATAGGTGATATAAAGGGGCTACGTGTGGAGATCGACGACGAGGACTATGGAGTATACCCGCTAACTAACGATACTTGGTCATCAGTAGCTAATGCTCTTAGCGAAAGTACTTGGAAACACCCAAAATGGCATTTCTGATGAATTTAAGAATACATGTAGTAGGCACAGAACGTGATGTATACGTCGCTAGATCATTCCTCGTAAAGTCAGGGAATATCAAGTTTGTAGATTTTTCACATGGCAATGAAGACTGTCCTAGCGAATTGTACGATATTATCGCTGGGCCATTCTTAGAGTGGAGGCCTAAGGTAATGCCTTGGGGTTCTTTCTTTACATTCTGCGAGGGAGAGATCGGAATACGTACCCTATACGGTACTGCTTTACGTATATACTATGCTATAAAGACGGATATTTCCGAAGTCGATGCTAGCATAAAGGTGTATAAATATCTGTCTGAGCGAGGTTTGAGCCATAGAGAGGCTTTTGTAATGAATAACGCGTTACTTTTACCTGATGCCTTAAGTGAGGAATTAGGTAGTATTATCGACTACTCAGAATTTCAGGCTATTATAGTTAAAACAAATGCTATATTAGGCCCGACACCCGACGCCATTATACACTACTAAAGAGGCATTCTAAATAGTTTTTGGGTGGGCTTTCCCACCTCTAGGGCCATTAGCTCAGTGGTTAGAGCGTCTGACTCATAATCAGGTGGTCGTAGGTTCAAATCCTACATGGCCCACTAAAACGAACTTATGAAAAAGCAACTACTAGCTGATTTTGGCACCACCCACTTAGGTGTAGCTTATCGTTTCCAAGTAGCGCCGGCCTTATTGGGTAAGGACGGTATCTGGTATTCTACTCGTAACTTACCCATAGATGAAGAACTAGGGAAGGTGAAACGAGTGGAATCACGCCCAGCTCTATTTATCCTGCGCATCGTTAAGGTAACACCAAAAGGTTATTGGGTAGCTGATATAAATGCTCACGAGGTAAAATGGTGTAATGGTACGGCTAGAACTAAGTATGCTCATAGTACCATCGGAGATGCTCGTATACACTATGATAGCCGTACGCAGACTCACATCCAAAAACTTAAAAATACATTACGTTGCGCTGAGTATAAGATCGGAAG